AAATACAGCGATGTCCCGGCACCAAGCGAACCCAGCGAACTCGAAATGTTGCTGAAAGCACGAGGAACGTGTTTCGTAAATCCGGTGGAATTGGTGGTCATAGCATCAGCGATTGACGTTGAAGAACCGGATTGATACAGACGGATTGTTTGATAATTGTCCGCATCCGCCGAAACCGTAGTGTCCGTAGCAATTTCCACATTCGTGATGGTGACCGGAACGTTTGCAACGAACAGAGGAAAAGCATAATCATCGGCATCGGCGGGAATGTCCCCCAAACCAAGTTGGACGTATCGTTTCGCCCATCCGCTGGTAGTGTAGAAAAATCCGTCTTTCGTGATTCGGAACTTGTTGACGCCCCCATTGTAATATGAACAGAAATCACGTTTGTTTGTGATGTTCACATCGATACAAGGGTCGTTTCCGAAAGTGTCCTCGAAATCAAGTATTGCCATCGTATTTCCTCCCGAATTATGAGGTCATGGTATAATCAATCAGGATAGCAAGCCCTGAAAGGGCAAGTCCCGATGCTGTTTTCGTGTATGTAGCATACAAGTACTCCCCGTTTGACAATGCGGCATTTGTAACCGTTCCCATATCCGTCCACGTAGCGGCGGACAAAGCAGGATTGTCTGTGGGAGTTGTGTATGAAACAACCTGCCCGTCATCAGAACTCCTTTTGATTGTGATGTTCTGCCGATTTGTCGTTCCATCCCCGGTGTCGGTGTCAATGCACAACTGAACCTTCTCGATGTTCACCCCCGCTCTGAACTCAACAAGGAAATTCTCAAGAGCATCAGCATCGGCCGGGATATCACCGAGACTTATAAGGACCTGCCGCTTCGCTTGATTGCCACCGGGGTCCGGGAGCCCCTGATAATCGACACTAAAAACCTCCGAACCATCCTTCTTGTACACAATGAAGTCAGCAGTCGCCCTTGTTCCTGCACCCATGTCCGCCCTGATGATAGGACCGGTCCCGGGAAGATTCTCAAGTTTCAGGTCAGCCATTATTTCTTCCTCCTGATTTTTGTTTTGTTCTTGCTTTTCTCAAGCCTCTTGACTTCAGCCATTACCACATGATTCATTTCGGCAATCCGTTTCTCCTTTGCCGTCAATGTTCCATTCATATAACCCTGTATCAATTGAAGCCTCGTTTTCATATCATCGCCTCCATTCCATTTATTTGATGACGGGTTCCTGCTGTTCCACAGCATCCGATGTTTCAGCCACCCGCTTCAACGGTGCCCTGTAATACCTGATTTGATTCGTGATTCTATCTCTGACCGGTAGCACGGTGACGGGTTCATATTTGTAACCATTGATGACCAACAAATCAGTAGCCTGAATTGCCTCCTCCAATCTCACGATTGCATCACATGAGACATCCCTGCCAAAATCCTGCTTGACAATGATTCTGCCGGGGTCCTCAATCAGCAAACATGGAACCTCCGTGGCATAGGTGTAATATTCATCCGCCCCAGCCCCTCCATAGTCCTCTGTGCTTTTCCTTCTTTGTATCTCACACGTATCAATCAACTCGAAGACGCTCATTTCCCCAGCACTCCCATTCTTGGAAGTTTCGGCACTTTCTTCAACAGCGCATCAAGTACACCGGAATAATTCGTCCTGTCTCCTTGCAAATCGATTTCCGCAAGCATCAACGGATTGTTCTTCAAAAGCAATGCTATCCTTGCCTCAATTCCCTGTATCAGCTTGAAATATTTATGGTCCGAGCCGTAACCGTAGGTGTATGTGATTTCAATGTCCCCCGTTCCCGATATGGAAGTTCCTCCGGTTGAAATCGACGTGATGAGTCTCACTTCGCCGATGTCCCCCCTAACTTCATAATCAACACCCTCCTCCATGTCCTCACCATCCACAACAAACGATGAAATCTCTTGAATGGGCATCTTCAAGAAAATCGAAACGTCATTTGTGATGTCGATTATATCAGTGCTGATTGGCATCCCGATGTCCTTCGACGAAAACGTCTCGGTCACCGTAGTTGCTTCCCACCTGTATTCCGTCACCGAATGAATCAATTGTTGAGCTTCATCCAGCAACTCCTGTGGAATCTCGGTGCCCAAAAGCGCTTTGGCATATTCAGGAGTACAGTATGACATCACAATTCCCTTTCAAACCAATGAAGATAGAACGTCAAATAATTATCATCCGAACCGGAAATGACCTCTATCAAATACGTGGAATCCAATTTCATCAGCAGCCTCTGGTCTTGAGAGGCCTGTCCCGCAACTGAATAAAAATGCGTATTGGTGCCCCATGCCTGCTCTGCAAGTAGTGTCCCCGTAGAGGATACGGTAGGGGAATCAATCACGAGAGAGCTCGCCGTATTTGCCGAATTCCTGTTACCGTTGAATGTGCTCAACGTGTCGCCGTTTGAAACGGAGGCACCTTCGTAAAATCCAAAGTGAGTAACGCCGGTGGAAAACAAATTTATAACCGCCGATGCCAACTTTGTGGAATCAGGAGCTACGAATGCAACGTAAAGGGTGTCCCCGTTGGCGAGCGTGTCCGAGCTTGAGCAGAAATAATAACGCCCGAAAAGTGTCTCCTTCAGAGCAAACGTGATGTCGCTGAAATCCTCCGTCCATTCGGACCCATCCCAAATGTAGGTCATGCCCGTATCGGTCTCATACAGCTTGCTCCCGACGTCCCGGGACAGCAGTGTGGGTTTCGTCCCGGAGGAATCGCCGACGAAGTATTTGTATGACGATTGTAGTGAAAACCCGAGACTCAACACAGCGAGAATCAACGCTATGTAAACGATTTTATTTTTCATTCCAAAACTCCTTTTTTATGGGAGGGTCCCTTCTTTTGCGCAGAAGAGCAATCAACAATGGTCTCCACCTTAAAAGGACCCTCCCTTTTCACCAAGGGGAATGATGAAAAATGAGGAAACTCATCAATCAGTATCCGCCACAGGAATCACAGCACCGTTGACTCCAGCCTCCTCAACAACCCTTGTCTCATGACAATCCATCCCGGTACCGGTCGCAAAGTTGCTGGCGAGCGTCGTATGTCTGCCCGAAATGAAGCACTTGCTGGTCACCCCGGTTGAATTGTTGGAGAAACTGACACATGCAACCCCCGCCTTCGTGTTCTTGAAAATACAATCATGAATGTAAAGCAGAGTTGCCGTATCCTCATCCATCAATGCCGCAGTGCTGAAGGTTCCCTGAATGTTGCAATTTCTGATTTCACCCCTTGCACATGCCCCCTCTATCGAAATTGCGGAGACACAATCAACGGTGGTGTTGTAAACTCGGACACCATCGATAAGGAAGTCATTTCCTGCTGCCGTGATGGTGATGATGTCGGTCTTGTTTTTCGCCGTCTGCGAACCGATATGATAAGTGTTTCTCACCACACACCCGGCGGCGGCAATGTTGATGTCGGACGTTTGATTGTCGGTTTCAGGTGCCGGAAACTGAATGTTCTCAATTCGCACATTCGCCGCAGTGACATTGAAAACGTCAATCGTCCCGTTCCCGGTCACCTTCGGTCTCAACAAACCTTCTCCAATCCCGACAATCGACACACCGGCGACATCGCAAGTGATTGCTGATGTAACCGTTTCCTCATGTCCGGGGAGCACATAAATCACATCCCCTTGATTTGCGGTACAAAGACCGATAGCATAATCAATCGTGGCGAGAGGAGAGTCGGGGTTGCTGCCATTCCCGGGTGAATCCGTCCCAGTGTTATGGACCCAGTAAATATTTCCGGAGCCCAAACGTTCATCCACAACGGTAAACATGCCTCCGACCGCCCGTCTCACAAATAAAGGCGTTTTAGTTCCCATTTACAACCTCCTTATTTCTCTACGGGAGCAGTTTCGACCATCCTTGTTTTCACAAGGCGCTTGACACCCGTTTTCTCAACGAATGCTTTTGCCACTCCCCTGCTAATCAAAGACAGCGCCATCGGTTCGGTCAAATTCATGACCGTTCCCTTTTTGCGGTTCATCCATTCGTCTGTCAGAATGATTTTCATCAGCTCCTCCTTTTTGTAGCGGGAGGACTCCCCGCTTTCGTCTTCCTCGAAACTCGCTTTCTCGAAGACCTTTTAGATTTTGAAGTCCTCCCCCTTGTTTCCCTTTCGGTTTCGGTTACCACCTTTTTCTCTTCGACATAAGGCACTCCAATAGGACCGTCAGCATCCCCTTTCATAGCCTCCAAGGCAGAGGGAGCACTGATGTCAATGATTTGACCAGCACTGAAATGCTTCCAGTCCCTTTGCAATTTGTACAGTGCCATTTTTCACTCCTCCGTTTTTAGATTACGTATTTGTGGCACTTATTTTTTGTGCGCCAATCGCCGAAGGCATCGGCAGACCCTTCTGCCTTGCACCGGACAGAATGACAAATCCGCCGGCCAGCGTAGCCGCTCCCGGGTCGGACAGACACACTCGGAAATGGTCGTAACCGTCTTCAACCGTCAAATCCTCGGCGTCAACTTCAATGACATACGTCTTGAAAGTGACGGCGGGAACGGTGAAGGTCGAGGAGCACGTTCTGTCAAGCAGAATGTCCTCATCCTGACCGGTGCCGCTGACCACAGCAGTCGCCCCGCTGGTCCCACCGGTGATGGTTTCGCCATCAGTCCAAGTCGTCCCTCCGGTCAGAGGAATGACAAGCAGCTCGTCATTTGAGATTGCATAGACGTAAGCGGTGAGGCCGCTCGTGCCGCCGGTGATGGTTTCACCCTCCGAGAACTTTCCCGACACGGAACCGATTTTCAGCCTCTGCCCGGTTGCGTAGTATTTCCCGTAGGAAAGGGTTTGCGCACCGGTACCGCTGTTATCCTTCGCCTCTTGAAAAGTGACGGTGAACGTGCCTCCTGCAGTGTCACCAACATTGATGACAACGGTGGCATGACCGTAATTTCTCAGCGAAATCCATTCGCTCTTCACAGCAGCATCATCAAGGTCCTGAGCGGGAATCGGAACAATCCCCATGTTCTGAACCAATTCCTGTCCAAACATAATTTAGCCTCCTTTTTTGATTTCATCAATGACTCAATCACTCAACAATCACGACCGGGTCTCGATTGCAACAAACGGACTCCTCGAATCCCCGTTCTTCGGCTTGTATGCCTGCGGCCACCAAGGCTGACCATCGATGTAGAACGTGAATTGGAAAGCATGCTGACGATAGTCAAACTTGATGTGGGCACTTTCCGAAGTCTGCAATCCAGAGGCACCCGTATATTCGCCCACAAGATACTGGGACCAATCACAGAGCACCAGGTCTCCCTTTGTGCCGAGCGACGGCATGACCGGCTCGTAAACAAGGGGAGCTCCATGCAACTGTGCCGGGAAGGGTCCGGTCGCATTGCCACCCGCACCACCCGCTATGAACACGGCGGAACCACCGGTTCCAACGGTGACCTGCATCACCCCCAGTTGCGGAATGATAGTTCTCGACGCATACCATTCACCCGTCTTGCCGTAGAATCGGGCAAGCATGTTGAGCGTGTTTTCGTAAACGAGAGTATTTGCCGACTGTCCCGTCTCCTTGTCAACGGTCACGAGACAATCAGCATTCAGAATGCCCAAAGGCTGCCCGGCTCCGGTTCCGTTGATGAAGGAATCAGACAGTGCCAAATCGAGAGCTTCATCAACAGCGGTCGTGATGAAAGGCTCAATCGAGACAGGAGAAAATTCCATCATTCTTTTAGGAACATACACCAACGCATTGGCCTCCCGCAGTCTCAACTCAATCATCTTCCACTGAAGCTGGCTTCCCGTAGCCTGCTCGTTTTCCGACACCCACCTGAACTTGACGTTTCCGGCGACCTTGCCTTGAGAATTGTCAAAGTCCATCAAATACGGAACTTCGATGACATTCGAAGCCATCGGAATGATTCGTGCCTTCGACAAGATAGCGGAACGTTCCTTCGCTCTCGTCAGTGCGGTCCTCGAAAACTCGGGAGGAATCAATGCCCCGCCGGCCTGAAGACTGCCGATGCTCTGCGAAGGTGAACCGGCCGCCTTCGCAATCGCCGTGCTCTTCTCAAGCCATGTCTTCAGTTTCGGGGACGGATTCGTGAGCCCTTCCCCCGCATCGTACACCGCTTTGGCAAACTCAGCGAAGCTCGAAAATCCACCCGTCGGGTCCTCTTCACCCGTATCGAAAGGTGTCTTTTTCCGCTCCTTGCCAAAATCTTTCAGGGCCTCCTGAATCAACTCTTTCATTTGCCCCTCTATCGTGTCCGTCATTTCCTGATTGTGAGCCTTAAGAGTCTCTTCAACCTGCTCCTTGATGAGCTTTTCAAGTTCTTCTTTGGTCATTACTTTCGCCATTTCCTACATCTCCTCTGATTATGATTTCAAATTGTCATTTTATCCCTTGTTACCTGATACCTCTCAAGCATCTCCAGTAACAACTCGCCCTTTCATGCGAAGTATAGTCCTCTGCAAAGCGCCCTTTACCACCTCCTTTGTCATTTCCCTGATTTCCTTCGCTACCACATCGGAAATCATTTTCTCATCCACATCGGCAACTTCCCTTGTGTGTGGATTCGGTGTATCATCAAGCTCAACGACAACAGCCTTTTCATCATCGGGGTTGTCATCACTTTCAACCGAAGCGAGCAAAGCCTCAAGTGCCGAAACCGCCTCTTGCATCGCCGAAACAGCTCTCTTGATGATTTCCTTGTTCTTGCTCGACAAAACCCTGCCGACTTTTTCCTCATCCGGAACGTAAAACATCTCCATGATCTCTTTCACCACACCGTCAACCACCTCCTTCAAAAGGTCCCCATGTTCACTCAACCATTGCTTCGCCTTTTCCATCGTCCACTCATCTTCCTTTGGGAAAATCAAGGATTGAATGACCATCTTCTGCTGGTCCTCCTTCAATTTTCCCATCACAGCGTTGACGCGGGGTTTGTCCCTTTTAATCGGCACGGTTCGGAAACTTCCATCGACAAACAAGTCCGGATTTCGCACCCGATACCTGAAGGACGTATTTGTCTCATCCCAACCGGGTTTTGTAGTCTTCAACGTTTCAATCAGTGCTTTCACCTGACTGATGTCATGTTCCGACAGACCTTCCAAATCGAGCTCATCTTCCTCTTTCCCCGTGATGTCATTCTCGTCCAAGAAATCAAACATTTCCTTCAGCTCTTCCTCGGTATATTCCTTGAATTCCGGGACCTCCTTGTCAAACTGCCTGTAATGTTTCGCAAGGTGATTGTAAACCCCTTTCCTATCGGAATCGGGAATTTGGACGCCGCCACGCGCCCCGAGCAGCGCCGCCATCGCTGCGGCGACACCACGCCAAACCGCGGGATTTCCCCCACTTGCTTTGTGATGTGGGAGCTTGTAGTCACCCTTGTTCTCCCCGTCACCGGCAAACCATGCACACATTTTCTTCAACGTCTCGACATCCGCCTGCCTCACTTCAGCAGCCGCATCCCACGCCGTATCTTCCGGGGCAATGCCGTAGTCATGAAACGGGATAACGCCCTTCTCCATTTCCGAAAGGTCAACGGGAACAATCACGTAGTCGTTGATTTTCTCGGCGGGAACAAGCCCCTTTGAAACGGCGATTTGCAAAGCATCAGGATTCGACGGAACGGGAACGTCCGAATACTCGAGCAGAATCCACTTTTTGTATCTCCGCCGGACCCCGTTTTTTCTCCATTCGTCATGATTTTCATCGTAATCCTCGACGACAACCGGGATGAATCCAATGGACTGCGCCATGGGAAAGCCGTCTTTTCGATACTGATAAATTCTATCGGCAATGTCATGATTGGCATATTGCGTTTTTGCAATCAGCCCTTTCTTGTCCGCCTTAATCCAAAGGTTCTTCCCGATAGGCAAATCCCGGTAGTTGTGCCCAAACAGGACGATAGGATTCTTTCGATAGTCATCAAGCAACGCCCCGCTTGGTTCCACAATCTCATTGTCTCTGTCTTTCGTGTTCGTAGTGATATAGGCGATGACCGCCCTTTCCCCTTCTTCAAATTTCAGGTCACTCGGGGTGATGCCCTTCCTGATAAATTCGACACCTTCGTCAAGTTGATACTTCTCAAGCACATCAACTTTTTTCTTTTCCTCCGGGTCGTAAACAATCAGCCCGTCCGGAAAAGCATCAACGAATTTCATTTTTTGCGTTACAAGTAGCATAATCAGCCTCCATTTGCTGGTATTATGTCGGTTTTTCCGTCAGTGGTTTCGTGGTACATCTGCAATTGATGATTTGCTCGGGTGCCCCCGACGGGTCACCGGGATATTCTAAATTCACAATCGGGAATCTCTTACCGAGAGGCACCGCCGTCTGATTCACGGTCAGCCTTTCATGGTCGGGACGAATGCGCTCATCCAACGCACCAATCCATTGCGTTCCCCATACAACACCACTCTGCCTGTTCCCTTCCATCGCCCCCTTGTTGACCGCCGCAATCATGGTGGTCTGTGCAATTCTGCGAGCTCTCGTTCTTGTGCAGAACTGCATGACGTTTTCAACACGCCGGGTGACATCGGCGATTGATTCCCCGTTTGTCAATGCCTCCACAAAGTTTCTTTTCAACAACTCATTGGTGAAATCATTGACCTGTTTCGGGACGTTATATTTCATGTCCTCGATGAACCTGATGACCTCCCTTTCGGTGGTGGTGAAGGTGACGGGAGTGTCAAGTTGCTGTAAAGCATTCGTGCCACCGACATAAACACCACCGGAAACATTCGTTTCAATCGTCTCGGCAAACTCGTTTTCCCATGCCCTTCTGTCAAACATCCACAAATTGATGAAACGTTGCTGGTCAGGAGTCAATTTTTGCCCCGATTTCCGCTCTGGCGGGTGTTTCTCGACGTTACGCAACACTTCGGTCAACTGTTTTTCGAAAAGCTCCTGTAGCTCCCTTTCAAGCGATTCTATCAGCGGTTCCGTTTGATAAAGAAATCGATACCAAATGTCCTTCCGGAGCTCAAACGTGACTTCAGTGATAGAGGCAATGGATGTTTTATACGAAAGCTTTTGCGCCCGCAATTCCAAAAGTCTCTTCGCTACCAAGGCGGACAGTTTCGCTTTGCGTTCAAGCAACTGCCTGTAATTCAGCTCCGAAATCAACATCGACATTTTCCTCTATCACACATTCAACTCATCGATGACACGTTCCACTATCTCATCGGCGAGCTCTTCGATGATTTCATCAGTAGCATCTTCATTTTGCCCAGCCGACAACAACGGCAAAAACGTTTGCGGCAGGAAAGTGCTGTCTCCTCCCGCAATGTCCCCCAAACCACGTTCCGTCCTGATTTCGTTGATGGTCTTGACGCCTATCTTGAACAGCTCGGTGTCTTCCTTCAACCTGAATTCCTTGTCCTCCGGCACTATCTCATCGAATGCAACAAACAACCGGTCATCGTATCGGGGAACAAGCCGCTCATTCAGTTTCTCCTCGAAGCGCCTCAATCGGGGAGCAATCCCGAATTTCATGTAGGTGTATTGAGCAGCCTCTGCATTCGCTCTATTCGCTTTCTCATCAAACAACCCGATTGGCGTATCGTATGCCTCGAATATCTCTGCTTTACTCCATTTCCTGCCTTGCAAAAACGCCAAATCACGGGGAGACCAATTGACCTTCTCGAATTTCACGTTCCTATCGAGCAACCCCGTCTTGCCAACGTTCTTGATACCCTGCCACATCTCGACGATTTCCGTCTTCAATCGCTCGAATGTGATGTCATCTATTTCCTGGTCGGTGTAGAAGAATCCTTCAGGCCGGGCATTGTTTGTGAACATCGCTTTTTCGTACTCGTTCATGCTATAGTTGATGTTGTACATCGACGCAACCGCCTGAAGAGGACTCATCCCGTAATACGGGTCCCGGGGATTCGGCCACTTGAAATGTATGATTTCGTCCCGTTCAAATTTCACCTTGCTCCCGTAGGAAGTGATGAAAACGTAGTGACTGATGAACTTCTCCGGGTCCGGGACAACCCTCATTTTCTCGGGAGGCAACGGCCAAATCTCAATCGGAACGCCGAGAGGACCGGGAACGAGATACCAATAGGCATTGCCCGTCAATTCCAAGTGCAAATCAGTCAGCTCCATCAAATCTGTGTGGTTCATGAAATCGTTGACTTGTGTGGTCAGGTCAATCAGCGGATGCTCTACAACCTCTTCGATTTCAACGGCGGTCTTGATGACCGGGTTATGCACATATCGATTTCTCAACTTGATTTGCTTCTCAATCGGCACCGACATCGTCTCAGTCAGTAAATCTTCATTCTTCTCCTGTTTTGCCACATACAAGCGTAACGGAACGGTGGCGAAAACCGTGGCATTGCGAGAGGCACAAACGTAAACCCACGATTGATATGCCTCCAACAGCGATTTTTGGTCACTCGATGAAACCCATTCCCTCCCGAAAAACCACTTCCAAATGATGTTTCGCCAATACTTGTTGGACTTTGCCGCCTTCGTGATGTCGAAACCAAGGATTCTCATGGGTCAGCCTTTCATGATTTAGCAGACACATCTATCACACGAGCTCTCGGTGCTCCCTTCACAACCATCTCAACAAGCCCCGTCAAAGCATCAGGAGCATCATCGTGCTTGTTCTTGCCATCCCGGAGATAAGTGTTTATCGCCTTGTAAAACTCCGGCCACTTCTCATTCCAATTGAATGGGAAATAAACGTGCTGGGTGACGTATGAGGAATTTGACAATATCCGTGCTTTCTTGTTGTCCGTTTGATGGAACCACGAAATCGCCACCCTATGCCATTTCCTATTGTAGTATTTTTGCTTTTTCTCGGGCAAGGTTTCTATGTACTTGCTTTCCTTCTCAAATTCCTCTGCAATGATTTTTTGGACGTTTCTCGCAAATCCCCTGCCCCCATTGTTGCTTTCTATCTTGCACAAATTCACCTTGTGCCTGCAAAGCATTTCAGCAACCTTTCGCTCCGTCACCTCCATGCTCTCTTTCGTGTACAGAACATCAATGATATGTAACTCCCCGTTATATTCAGCACCGACGATTGCACAAAGATAGTCGTTTCCCTCATCTGCCGTGTCCACGTATGCTATGACTCTGTCAATGAGAAAATCCTCCGGGAAACGTTTTATGTGGTCCCCGTATGCCTCATATCGCACCCGCAGTTTTCTATAGGTCTTCAGTTTCTTGTACAACCGCCCCTCCACGTCAAGGGTGACCTGGTGATAATTCGCCATGAAAACCAGCGGGTCCATGGAGGACCTTGCTCGTTTATAGGTCTCTTCATCCATGATGTCGGGACATAGCATCTCCCCGGACTCATTGTCTCTTGCCTGCAACGTGATATGATACCACTCCTTCCATTGCGGAGTTTCCATCAGCCTGCCAACCAAATCGTTGCTGCTCCACCTGGTCATGTTGATGATTTCGATAGCATGTCTTTCACGTCTTGAAAGGAGGGTGCCGGTGTACCATCTCCAAATCTTCTCAAGGGCATTGTCGTTGAATGCAGTTTCAGCATCTTTAATCGGGTCATCAACAATCAGAACCGTTGCCCCTTTTCCCGTAACCGAGCCTCCTATGCCTGCGCCGAGATACGAGAAATACTGCCCTTCCAACGCCCATTTCTCGAATGAGGAATAACCCTCCTTGATTTTCGACCAGGGAAAAATGTCGCTGTAAACGATATCCAACGGACTGTTCCTCTCCATCCGAATTCCATCTCTCACGTACCGGGAGAAATCGCTCGCCGTATTATCATTATATGATGCCACGATAATGCGCTCTGTGGGGTTGATGCCGAGAATCCACTGACAGAACAAAATCAATGTTCTCGTTTTCCCGAAACGGGGAGGCATCATGACAGCCAGTTTTCTGAAAGGTTGCTCGATGTAACTGTGCTGAATTTTGTAGCCACCAAGCTTGCCCTCATAGAGCATTTGTAACGTTTCACACAAATACTCTAAATGCACCCTGCCCTCCTGATAGAAATCGGGTGCCATCAATTTACAAAAATGCCAAAAACTGTTTCTTGCTTGCCTGATTCGTTTTTCACGTAGAGCTAAAGCAAGCAGAAACTTTTTGTCCCGGGAAGACAGAACGTGTTTATTTGTCGTTGTCGGCAAGCTCATTGATATATTCCTCCAACTCCTCGTCCGTCATGCCCTCAAACGAGAAATGCCCTCTCATTTCCAAGAAGGCATCAAGTTGCTTCAAATCGGGAATCAACTTTTTCATCAATGCAGTCAATACGGAATTGTCTTCATAGGCGGCTTCTATGAAGTGCTCAAAAATGGGTTTGCCCTTTTTCTGTTCAACAACACGAAGGGCTTCCCGTAGCTCGTCCACCGATGATTTCAGTGTTTGCTGACGAAACGGAAAAGCCCTACAATACGGACGCTGAATCCACTTCTCGTGTTCCCGCTGAACCCCGTATTTTCGCCTCTTTGCCACTTTTACCACTCCTTCCAAACATGTTTCGCCTTCAACAAATATAAACAAGTGCAAAGAGGCTCACAATCTATATATGGAATACACTATTTTTTGATGTACTACTTCTCTTCAAATCCCCCCTTTTCCTGCTTGATATACCACAAATCGGGAATCTCTTTATGAAACACGATTGCCCTCACTCTATCGGGGTGCAAATGGTGAATGTTGGCAAGATTTCTGATGATTGCATTGTCTGTCCGGAAATACTTACGATTGTTCATGTAAAAGAGTCTCATCGAAAGGTTCCTTAATGGAACCGAGACCATGGAGGGTTCCTTTGTTCTCCTGCTGATGCTTTCGAGCAGCACGAAGGCGTAATCAACATCCTCCGAAAGTTTCTGCAACTCGAGAATGCGCCGTCCGTCCCTCTTCTTGAAATAGGCGTTTCGGATACGCCTATATCGTCCCTTGTCCTCAAAATCATCTATACGGGGCATGCACTCACCTCCGTCTGCGAAGTTCCGTTAAAGCCCTGCTCAAATCAAGTGACGCCCTTTTCACTGCGGCAGTCTCCTTGCATCCGAAGAAAAAGATGCCGTCAACCCCATCCTTGCCCACCGTCCGCTTACGCCTGTTCACCTTGTTTTCCAACTCTGCCACCTTTTTCAAAAACCTTGCCGCTTCAATCCTTGCATTTTCGACGTCTTCCCACTCCATCGTTTTTTCCTCCTTTCGTCATATCGCAGTGATGACCTTGCCATTGTCATTCAAAATCCAAGCATCCACAGCAATTTCAAAGTTCCGTATATCACCATTTTCCGTCTTTATCATGACATGCCTCGCCAAAAACTTTCCGTTCCTGGTTTCATAGGGTTCAAAAAATGTACACGTATCCCCGCTATCGAAGGAGTGTGCCTTCATTTCCCTTTTGGATGAAATTGTAACCCACACAATGCCATCATAGAACCACCAATTTTCATCTTTGTCCTTGATTTTGAGTATCATTGCCTCCTCCTTTCACTCCGTTTTAGCCATATAAATCGCCGCTTGCATTGCTGCATACCAATTGGCAAGTGCGTATTCCCTACACTCATCACACCAAGCGAGAGGACATTCTTCGCAAGATGGTGTATTATCACCAACCAAGGTATCATCCCACCAGAAATTACAATCATATTCTACGGGGTCACCATATCCTCCGTATTTAATCAGGTGTCTGCATTTGCTTGCCGGATTTTTCCCACAATTTGGACATAGCATTTTATTTTCCATCATTCCTTTTCCTGAAAATTGAAATGAACATTATGATGCCTGCAGACAGCATAGACAACGACAGAAAACACAACATCAAAACCGGGTCGTTCAGCATCGTCCACCAAATCTCAAACAACGAAATGTGTATCTGCTCCTCAAACATTTTCACGCCTCCACATTAATCTCTGCCCAAGCGATAACGTCAAAATATGACATGTCGCCATCTGTGAAACATACATCGTTCATATTTACCCACAATTCGTTTTCACTGTCCCACCTATAAATATCCATGTACCCATCCTCAAACAGCACCAAGATTTTTTGTCCGGTTTTTGCTGAATCGTCAAACGGTTTCCATTTCTTCCATTCACCCGCTGCTGGCTTGCCATAAATGTTTCTCATACCGGCCATTGTAAATGCCCCCCGCTCAAAATTTCATGTCGTAGATGTTTCCAACAATCTCAATCCGCTTGTCTATTAACGAAAAATCGTTGACATAGACGGGATATCCTACAGACGAACCAAGAGGAGTGTATGTTACGAATAGTGCCCCGAATCTGTCACTTTTCACCACACTAAGACATTGATAGCTTCTCAAATCGCTTACCTGCACCACATCATTCTCAAACAACCATTTGTCATCAATCAGAACACCGAAATCAAATGAATCATGCTCTATCCACTCTGACGGTTTTCGGTCCTTTTTCCCTGCAACCTTCCAAAAATGTTCAGCAGAAAGTGATTTCGTATGAAAAATGTCACCTCCCTGGTGATATTCATATCCCACGATTTTCCCATCCTTGATTAGCCTCAACATCAACTCAACTCGTGCCATTATTTATCTCCTCTATTGATGAAGGCATATTCAACTCAAAAACATTTCCAGTTTCAGGAGAATCAAAATATTGTGTATAGACTCGAATGATTCGAGGTCGGAAACGCTTCAACTTTCGTCGTTCTACAGCATCCACAAACGCTCGCAACGTATCAATGTCATCGGTATAATATAAACTCCTTCGGGGATAATCCTCCGGAACACCGGCTCCAATCGGACCATCATCCTCATACGCTATCCAATAACGCTCCTTTGGTGTTGCAATACCGTCTCCCATTATCACTCACCTCCAGACAGAAGCGGGATGAAATAATCATCTTTTTCACTATCGAAAGAACGCCTCGCCGCAACACAATACTCGATTTCCGGCTCACCACAGGGCATCAAATCATCAATCGAGCACCCACACTCCAAATCGGGATTGCACAAACCTTCTGCCCCGATAGCAAGAAGTTGCTCATATACCAGTTCTCGTATGTTTTTCATTTTTTCACCTCCTAATCTAACCCTTGTGAAGCAACTGCGGCTTTGGTACAGGAGGACGGGGAATTCGTTTCCTTTCCTCACTATCATCATAAATTGCTATCTTGTAATATGCCCTTTGCACACTATTAACAATCACTCCATATTGAACCAACTTTTTGTCATAATCCGCCTCCTCCGGGGAAATCTTAAGAATCGCCTCAATAGCTACTTCAACTATCTCATTCCTCTTATCGTAGTCAAAAGGAATCGGAACTTCAATGGTAGTCTTTTTACGAGGTGCAGTCTTCCAATCTTTGCTGTCATAAAGGAAACCATATTTGTTCAATGGAGTTTCATAGTATTCAAGTGTAACCACCGTAGCATCAGTCAACTTAACCTTTCCCATTTTCTGCCTCCTTTCACAAATACAATTCCAATCTCGTCTTGTACCCGCTTTTGAACCATTCATACCACACTTTCGCCCAGTCCTCCCGATAATCTTCAGGACATAACAATCTAAACTCCTCGCCATCTTCATCAACTGTTGGAGCACAATTGAAAATCGGGCACCGATGACAAAAACCACCTTGCATAAAAGCCTCTCCTCTATGCGGACAATCATCGGGACACTTATCAGGAAATTCATATTTATTTGCTATCAACATTGTTTTTCTCCCACTTAATTGGTATCCTCACATATAAAAATCCATGTACCAATAATCTTCATTTTCTTCGGTTGACCATATTGCGGCCATCAAGTCCCCCCATGCCCGCATTGTGAACAGCAAAGCCGTGCCATCACTGAAAAATGGAACACCCGGGTCAACACGACTTTGGTGCTCCCTGCTGGTAATACGGATATTTTTGCGTAACACTTCTTTCCTGATTGCTTCAAGATATTCAATCTTATCAGAGAGCTTGCTTGTATAATCATCCCAGCGCATTCCATGCTTGAAAAATCCGCCCATGATTATAGGACGCTTGTTTTCGGGAAACTCCTCTGCCTTACTCATCGAAATCCAATCCGTCAATTCAATTTTGCATTTCTTCATTTCTATTCTCTCCTATTCCTGCCACTTTTTCAAGCCGCTCTATGAGTTTCTGTGCCCAATATTTAGCTTGAATAAAATTCCTAATCCCTGAAATTCCGAATTTTACGTGGCATTTTCTCCCCCTCCAACTATTCCAACCTGCTCAAAGCCACCTGTAAATCCGCTATGACGTGCTTTATCTCATGAACAACCAATGAGACCACAGCGGCAGCATCATCAGAATCGAAATCGTAATGACACCAATTGCTGTTTGAAATCACCGGACAATCGGTGCAACTGTCAAACAGGTTACAAATCGATTTGATTTTCGGGGGCTCCAGCTTTTGAATAGCCTCCATGAATTTTTCGAGCTCACTTATGTTATGCTTGATTGTCTTCTTCACCTTCTTTGTTTTCTTCTTTCCCATTTGAAGCCTCCTTGATTTTTGACAAGAGATGCCCGGCATAATCCTCTTCGGTGACAAAGGCAATGTATATCGTCAATTGTTTCATTGCCTCAAGCAGGGCAAGGGTGCTGACTTCCTTCCCCTCATCACACAATTTCACCAACTTTTCAATGGTGAAAGCAGCATCACACAACAAAAGACGACGAAGCTCCTGGTAGTCAATATTTGACGTGTTCATTCTTTCCTCCTTTGACAATCAAACTTTCCCCTTGATTTTGTTAATGAAAGTCCATGGTTCCATTTTTATGTTAGGAGGCGGTGGGGGTGGACCATCATTTACATCCCATTCATTAAGAAGCTTGGAATAATCATCATCAAATTTTCGCCTTCGTCTGCTATAAGTCAACTCATCTACAACCGACTCGATAACCATAACAATCGCCCAAATACAAAAAATGAAACCCACACTGCCTACCACAAATACAAAGATGCTAAACATTCATCCTTCCCTCCCTGTATTTGAAATTCCCCATATTTTCCGGATGAATGGAATCTCAATCTTATCATCAAGCCTATAAACTTCTAATGCTCTGCAAACGCTATAAACAAGTTCCCACAAAACCCACATCAATATCCCCACAATCGGCCAAAACAAAAACGGCAAGTGTATCAAACACAAAACCAAAACAACCAGAATACCGTTGCTCAATGCCTTCACGAGATGCCAAAACTCATAGAGATAATGTGCCCCCTTTGCATGGTCCACAGCATCAGCAACAGCATCAAGCATGTATGAAATCAGAATCAGCAAAACGACAATGAATGTGCTCATTTTTTCTTTCCCTCAATTTTCACTTTCCACAGGACGGCACCACATTCCGGGCACGTGTATCTCCCTGATTCCCGTTTGTATTTCACCATCGCAGCATGCCATGTCCTCTTGCACCGCTTACAATACCAATATTTACACCTTTTGATTGAATGCCCAAAAAACGACATTATCTCACTCCCCATTCCAATATCTTCTTATCTCTTTCACAAATTGTCTTGATTCCTCAATCGTAAATTCGACTTCTCCCTGATAATGGGATGTAAGAGAACGAATGTACAACTTCAGTTGAGGAGGTTTTACATCAAAGCCAGAAATAAAAACCTTGTCAATTTCAATCGGACCAAGCGTAACTTTCATTCTCATCCTCCTTTGTTTTCACGGACTCTTGACACACCATCATCAATTGATACCACAAAACATTTATCCACATAATCAGCGAGGACGTTATTTCCGGAAACGACAATCACCTGAATGTTCAACATTTCTGAAATTCGCTGTAACAACAAGGCAAGCAATTGATTTTCTTTCTCCCCATGAACATGCCGAAAAGGCTCATCATGAAACATGACAGCGGCGGGTCTCGGTTCCATCAATGCCCAGCAAGCATATCGAAGCAAAAAAGAACAAACATCAACCACACCGATTCCACATGAAAATTTTGGGTTGTAAATCATCTCATTCTTCATCGGCAGCAACTTCATTTCAGGCTGGTTTCGTCCCAAAGCATATTCCACCTTGAATTTGTACTCACTACTATAAACCCCCTGCAAACCCGAACCAACCACCTCTTCAATGAATGATATAACGTTTGATTGTGAAATCATCAAAACATCGGTCAAGACAGCAATTGCGTTTTGATACAGGTCGATTTCATGTTCAAGCTCCCTTTTTCTGTCCTCCAAAGCCTTTAGCTTTTGCTTTGTAGAATCAAAAGCATATCGCAATCGCTCAACTTTCCTCTTTACAGCATCAATCGACAACATCGGCATCCTCCAACAAAGCCCTGATTTTACTCAATTTTTCAGAGATATCTTGCCGCAACTCTTCCAATTCTTCAGTGCTCGAATCAATCCACTCACGAGCTTGTTCCACATCATCGAAACCAAAACTTTTCAAACCCTCCTGCAACTGCTCCAATTTTCCGAATAACCTCTCCTGCTGTACCTGCAAAGTCTTCAATCGTTTGCTATATTTTTCATACAAAGCAAGAATATCCTCATATTTGCGCCTTTGCATTACTCCCCCTCCTGTAATCTCGAAAATATCAATTCACGTACTTCATCCGGAACATCCTTTTCTGAACAATATGAATCGAGTACATCGAGATAATCAATTCCAAATGAATCCTTCAATTTGATACGCTCAACAAAAGCCTCTATATCACGTAGGTCAGGATACGATTTTGCTTTCTCGGTCAAATCAAAAGCTACATCATACGGAACGGACGGAATTTCAACTTCCATCAAATTCCTGCTTTCAGTATCAAAAACATAAAAACAAGGAGAACGTTTCATATCCCTTTCATCACGAGTCATTCGCAATAAGCACCCCGTATTTATTATACTCCTGCCCTTGTTCTCCACAAGAAACGGATAGTGATAGTCGCCACACAAAATCAAATCAAATCCCTCGTGTTTACACAAAAACCTATGGGCAAGCGTCAACTTGTGCCCGGGATAAAGAGGTCTGTTCCCTATCATGTCATGAATCACCAGAATGTTCATGATACCATCAACAGGAACAGGAATTTCAGCCTCACCATAAGACACTCCCCACAATGCCACATCATAATCTTTATTGGTCTGAAAATTCTTAAGCAAGAATGGTGTATCCGGGGAAAGTCGATGATACAAATCAAGCATTTCCATCGTACCAATCACGGTCCTCCGGACATCACTGTCTCTCATCAATAGGTCGTGCTGTCCAAGAACGCCCAAAATCTTAACGCCATAATCACGAAAAAGTGCCAAATATTTGTTCATCAACGTAAAAGAGGGATTCGGTCGATGCCATAAATCCCCTGCTTGAACAATATACTTCGGTGCGGGCATTTTTGAAAAATATTCCAATATGAAAACCCACTTTTCAAATTGCTGGTCCAAAAAATCAACGGTCCGGCCTACTGGGATGTCCCCCCTGATATGAGTATCGCTAATCAATAGCAAATTCATTATTCAACCCCCATTGACGCAATGACAGCGGTCAAAAACAGCCATGCAGAAACCGCTACTATCCGCAACGGAACATTCTCAATCAATAGGAAAGCAAACAACAACAAAAACCATGAAACGTTTACAAGCATCTTGAACATTTTTCTAAAAACGTGATACCGCCTTTTCCAATCGATTTCATTCATCTTGACACCCCCTTCTCTATAAAACCGACAATATCCTCTCCCTCTGCTCATTGGTCAATTTACTGCCGCAAACAGGACAATTCCGTAATTTCCTCTTCAACGAGACGATTTCACTTGAAACCGATTTCATTTCAGAATGCACATCATCAAGTGACTCCAAAACCTCCTCTATCGATGAAATCAAATCCGACACATCAGAAATCCCTTCTTCAAGCTCGGTCAACGATTTGATGCCCTCATCAATTTGCCGTAAAATATCAGAGGCCTCCTGTACCTGCTCAAGCATTTCCACTTGATAAACATACGCTTCAAAGCCCTGCAACAAATCACGAACCGATTTTCTCACATAACCGATATGACTTTCCCGTTGACACAACTTATCCAAACTTGAAAGTTCTCTATCAATTTCCTCCAACAACTCGGAATTTCTCGAAACGATTGTCCGCAAACTGTTCAATTCACCAACCACATCAACAAGCTCTCGTTTGCCCAACAACAAATCCCTCTTCAAACCCGACAAAACGGAATCAAGCATATCCAATTTGGTGATTGCATTTATCTGACGGGCAACCTCCCCCGGTGATTGCAAAATCAAAAAATGCTGGTCCAATTGAAATTGAAAATTGATACCAGCATCGATTCCAAAAACAGACCTTATTTCTTCGGGAACATTCGTTCCCATTGCTTTATATACCCGCTTTTCAGAACCTGCTACTTCAATTTCACATTCCGGGGAACCCGACATCCCCCTCTCCCGCTTCACGTAACCAGCATCCATAAAAACGGACACAGACGTCTTTTTCTCACCTTTTCGTATGAATCCAGTACCACTGGGTTTTCCCATTAGGCACCAATATACCGCCCTCAATATCGATGATTTGCCGGAATCTGACGGTCCTAAAATCACATTCACGCCAGGTGAAAAATCAAGGGCAGTATCCTTGTGGGATTGAAAATTCTTCAACTCAACCCTTCTTATCATCATAAATCTCCCAAAATCGTCCGATTTCCCCGGTTATTTTCGATTTTCATGATGTGAGTAATGTCAAATCATTCATAAAACATTTCAGCGCCTTAAAATCCGTTTATCAAGCTCATACAAAATCGGGTTGCCCATTCAACACAGAGCAAGCAAATGGCCTTGCCAACAAATTCTCGGGCATCGAATATGTGGTCCGAAGAAAAATACGCTTTTGATATGTTGGAAGCTCATCCAACAACGACGGATTTTTCCGGACATTCATTTCACATTCAAGCATCTTAAGCAAAACATAAGCGTCTGCCAAATCGTATGCCGCCGTCTTCGGCAACTCATCGGGAATGTTGGCATCATATTTGTCCCGCACCGCCTGCAAAACAGCATCCTTATCTGCATTTCCCTTCCCACACGCCCACAATTTCAAAGATTGCGGGTCGTGAATTCTCAAAAAAACATTGTCCATTTTCATCAATTCAGAGCACACGATGCCAAAAACGAATGCGGTATCGGCTATTTTCGTTCCTGCAAAAGCAAGCCCCTCTACGCTGAAAACAATAGGAAGATTTGTCTTATGCAAATGCAACGAAAAACGCTGGCGCAAAAGGGATATCTTTTCCTTGATAAAATCGACAATCGAAAGTGCCGATGCTACGGAATAGGATAAATTACAATTCCAAAACTCCTTCTTGAATGTTGAGTAACTCATCATCGGCAAATAAAAATAAAAACAGCGCAAATGAGCAGGAATATTTATCTTGTCCCTTGCAGCACCGACCGCATAATATACCTGGTCCCTTTCAAAACTTTTTACCACCATCCCCAAATGATTTTTGCCCAAATCCAATCCTGCTAAAAGCATTGTCTTCTCCTCTCACAGCAAACGTTTCCGGGGTTTTCTCTCAGTCCCGGACGAATAAATGTCATTCCAAACATGATGAACCCTCTTAATCAACTCCTCTTCCAAATCATTGTCCTCGATATAAGCAACAAAATCGGGCATAGAACGAAAACGCTTGCCATTAAATTCATACCAGCCTTTGCTCGGCATCTCCGGGTCATTCTCACGTAGCCATTTGATATTTGTTGCTATATCGTCAATCCCATAGTCAAACAGCAGGAGGAAATGTCCTTCACGAAACGGAGGAGCAATTTTGTTCTTGTCAACGGAAAAACCGATTTCAACTCCAATCGTCTTCCCATCTTTGTTCTTGATTTTCGTCACCACTGACAACAACACACGTACCGAAGCATAAAATTTTAAGGCTTCACCACCCGAGAAAACATATTTCTTTCCAAATGAAACACCAACATTCTGCCTAACCTGGTCAACAAATAGCATCGTCAATCCGGTCTTACTCAAAGTCCAAATATGCTTCCGAAACCCTTTCGACAACATTTTTGCTCGGGAAGTCCCATACGTAGCCTCCCCGATGCCTTCATCTGATTCGGTTTGAGAAGGGATAGCACTCAAACTATCAATTGACACAGCACAGGGACCCCCCGCTTTCTCGGCCCTCTCCTCCATACCGGGAAGAAGGTCATCAAACAAATATTCAATCGTCAAATCGTCTGACAAATTCATGCTTGAAATATATTCCAACTTTTCAACGTCAATGCCATACAACAAAGCCCTCTGTTCATCAAACGTCCCCTCCGCATCAATATACCAAGCGATTCCCCCTTGACGTTGAGCAGACCCCAAAGGCTCCATAGCCAAAACCGATTTTGAAGCGCTTTCAGGACCATAAATATGAGAGATTCGGCCGACGGGGAACCCTCCTGGGAGGGTTCCCGCTATCGCCAAATCGAGTATGGTGCAACCGGTGCTCAAATATTGTGTCACCGACGGCAAATCAAGCACAGTCAATGCCTCTGAACTTCTCCGTCTCAATTTTTTCACTTCTTCACCCGCCTCCTAACCAATTTGCGCTTGTACTCTTCATCGTCAGCTTTTTCTCTCGCCTGCACCAACTGATTGACCAACAATTGGACTTCATTGTTTATCATGGAACGGCGATGATTATAAGCTTCCACCAGTGAGAACGTTTGGACGGACAATTGTTCTGCCTTTGCCCTTAAATTACGGGCACGAATAGTCTCATCGCACCGGTCAACATTTTCTTGAATTTGATTCTCCGTTATCTTCACGATTCCCCACTCTTCAGGATTCGCCCGTATTTTTTGGGCTACTTCCGCCTTGATTTCGCTGACAAGAAGCTGGGTCCTTTTGAAAAACGAATCGGTCAGTGAATGAAGCTTTGCCACCTCAAAATACAACTGGGCATGATTTGCACAAACTTCATCCAACTTGTAAATATCGATTTGCAACTCGGATTGGAGACGTGAAATCAACTTTTCCGCCAATTCCCGTAACTCCTCAAACTCATCCTCCATCTTTCTGACAGCATCAACAATCATGACTTCCTCCTACGCAATGAACCGAGCCTTCTACGAATTTTTGTTTTCACCTCCTGCTCATCATCTTCTTCTTCAATTTCATCATCACTTTCGTCTTCAACACTCCTTTTTTCAACACGTCTCCCGGTTGACTTTGGCTTGAAAATCTCCTCCTCTTCCTCATCATCATCATAAACCATTTCACCATCAGACCTATCAACCGAAACAGCCCCCACTCCAAGACAAGCATTCATTTTCTCAACATCAGGTTCAACTAATATGTCATCCATCGGAGGGAGGTCATAAAAACTTTCCGGAAAATCAAATTTACGTTCCTCCGTACCAAACTCCACGTATCTTGTGGCGATTCCTTTCCCCTGCCGTGTAAAAACCAAATTCAAATGCTCAACAGGGTCCGAAATGTCAATGATTTCCCCGGTACGCTTATCTGTCGTCACCCCTTTGATTCCATCAAGAATTGCCTTTGGGGCATCATAAATGCACACGCCCTTATCAATCGTCTCTTCACTCTCAACATCAACAACCCAAAACAGGAATCTCCTCACCGGCCAATATTGTCTGACTACTTCCCTGTCCTCACCCGCATTTTCCAATTCTTTTGCATAATTGCATATCGGACAATTCTTGTGGAACATTTTATTTGGACAAAGATAAGCGGATTTATCAACGCCCATATCGTAATGGACGAAAATTTCTTTGAAAAACACCGGGTCTTCGGTACGGGGAAGGATAGCAACGAAACAATCCCCACCACTTGGAACATAGCGCCCCAAACCCATTTCTGAAAGCTCATCATCACTGAGAAGATACCAATCGCCGAATGCCCCCGATTCAGTGTTTGAATAAGCCTCTTTCAACGCCTTCTTTCTCTCATCATCCGACCAGCCCTTACCACGTGAAACTTTGGAAACTTTAGCTCTCGATGTTCTCGTTCTCTTCATTTTCTACCTCCATCAACTGTGGTTACAAATTCAAACAGGTCTTTGACAAGTTTTGGTTCGCCCAAATCGAAGGTGTTTCCTTCAAGATACGAAATCAATAGTGCCGCTCGATTCATGGTCCTCATGTTGCTGTTTCCCAGCAAAATCGCCTTGCAATAACCAAGTATCGCCCTCCTTATTTGCTCCGGTTCAGCATCAATTCCCTTATAACATTCAACCACCTTCTTCCATGTCTGCCCTCCCTTTATCAGTATTCTACACAAATCAATCACTTGATATTCAGCTCGTGCCCGCTCAATCACCGACAATTTGCTTTCCGTGTCGGAAGCATCTATCGACAACACAAGTTCCAACAATGTGAGCGCTTGACGGGGACTTCCCTCCGCTGTTATAATTATACTCTCAAATACTTCATCCTCCACATCACGTTCTATGTCATCTAACACCTTATCAAGCAAAGCCGTCATGTCTGAATCGGACAACGATTCGGTTTGAAGACAAATACATCTGTTCCGAATCGTCTTCAAAATCTTCTCGGGCTCGGTCGAGCAGAAAATGAAATAGGCATGTGGAGGAGAATCCTCTATAATTTTCAAAATAGCATTTTGGGCATCCGCTGTCATCTTATGACATTCATCCCAAATGAAAACTCGAGAATCAGACGCAATAGGACATGAAGCACTTTGTTCTATCACACGCCGGGCATCATCGATTCCACGATGGTCCGAACCATTCAATTCATGCAAATCAACACCACTACAACCAATTTCCCGGGCAAATATTCTTGCAAGCGTGGTCTTTCCCGTCCCGCTTTTTCCATGAAATAAATAGGCATGTGGACGTTTTTCGGGACTCATTTTCACCATCTTCTTCAAAGCCTGTACAATCGCCTTGTTGCCAAAAACTTCATCAAACGTCTGTGGCCTTACATCCTGATACAAACTCATGATATTCCTCCCTCAATATCAAGCGGACGCAATGAATACCAGTTTTCACCGTATTCCCATTCAAGGGTCAATGGAATGTTTTTAGGCCATCCCCAGTGCCTTTTATCTGACGAAAACTTCATGACTATATCATAAACAATGTCCAACTCATCAACACACAAATCAAATGTGATAGCATCATGTACTTGAAGAATGGGAAGCGTTTTCAATTTCCTCTTTCGAAACTCCGGGATTATACGGACAAGGGTGTCAAGAAGACAATGAAAGGCGGTTGCCTGTATCGGCATATTCACAACCTGATTGTGGGACAACGGAGCATGTCGTCTGAATCCAAGAGGAGTTGAAACGTAACCATACTCATCATATTCCTTTTGTTTCATTTCCTGCCATCTCGCTATGCCCCTATATGTCGAATAAAATTTCTGCTCACACTTCAAAACATGGGATTCCGGAAGACCGATGTTCTTGGAAATCGTTTTGTGGTAAGAGCCATAGAGCAAAGGAAAGACAAACATATTTTTTGCTTTGTAACGCTGCTCTTTCGTCACTTTGTCTTCATCAACCTGAAACAACAATGATGCCCAGTAACGGTGTGGGTCGTAACCATCCCACAATTGCTCCAACAAAATCTTATCATTGCTCAACAATGCTTGAACAACAACCTCTGCCCCCTTATAATCGGCTTCCAGCAACAAATCATATCGGGGAATGAACAGACGCCGAAACTCACTGATATAATCATCTCTTTTAGGAATGTTCTGCAAATTCGGGGCATCACATGATGACCTAAACGTTCTTGGAATCCACAGGTTATAATTTGGGTGAATAAAATCATCGACTATATACTTATCAATCGCCTCGATGTATGTTCCAAACAACTTATTGACAACACGATGACGCTTCAACAATCGTGCCAGCGAAACAAGTTGCTCATCATCATGTCCCGAAAGCCATTCCAAAAATTCAGAGTCAACTTTAGGATTGCCCCGTTTTGTTTCCATTTTCGGCAACGCCAGAAAATCAAAGAAAAATGAAGATAAATCCTTCGTAGAATCGATATTAAAATTCGGTTTCTTCTTCAGAAAATCCTGCACATACGAATGACTCTCCAATTCCGCATCAACATTCACCAAATCACTTTTTACCCGGGAACGATAATCATCGTAAAATTCTACATCAATTTTTACACCATTAAACTCCAACTCGGCAAGTGCTGAATTGCCTTTGAAAAACAAATCGAGCGCCATCTCCTGTGAATCATCAAGAAAATTTGCCTGACTTCTCATCACAACCAACGGGGCAATAGCATCCAAAGCCCCATATTTTGTTATCGCCTCCTTCGAAGCTGCTCCAATATCCGTTCTATCAACTTCGTGTTTATATTCATCCCCTGTGGAAAGAAGGACCTGATATGCAAGACTCTTTTTTCCCTCCCGCTCATCAACTATGTGAGCCCCGAGCAACGTATCATAAAACCAATTATTCGGGGCAACACCAAAAAATTTTCTCGACCACAACTCCTCAAATTTTAGATTGTGTGCCACCTTCGGTACTTGAGAAAGCAAAAACCCACGAAAGGCTTTCCATACCTTTTGGTCCTTCGGCTTCAACGGAATCACATAACCGACATCTTCCGAATTTGCCATATTCACATACAACAACTCTGCTTCGGGAACAAATGGTGATAAACAATTAGTCTCATAATCAAACGCAACGGGGTCCTTTGACGAAATCATTTGCTTGATAATTGAAACAGCCTTCTTTCCCTCAACAAACACCTTTCGTGAAGCCATAAGCGACTTTGGAAATGCAACATCACAAAACTCAATTGCCCTTGTCACTGCATCAACAAAAATTCCATCAATATCATCCCGGCGCAATAAATAGGCAGGATGATAATTCACAGCAACCCATGCCCCATACTTCCTAACCGGGAAAACATCACCAACAACCTGTCCAAACGAGTGCCTTCCAATCAGGCTATGAAAAAGAGAATTTTCAATAACCCGCCTCGCCGCCTCCATCCCAAAACATAGAATCAACTTTGGCTTCAACTCATTGATTTGCCGCTCCAACCTATCATAACAAAACTTTACCTTTTCAGGAAGAAACTTGTTTCCGGGAGGACGGCATTGCAAAACATTGCTCCGCCAACAATCCCTATCCATATCGATGCCAACGCCGGAAAGCACCTCCTTCAACAATTCCCCGGAACGACCGACAAAAGGCCTGCCCTCTTCATCCTCCGTCCTTCCCGGGGCTTCCCCCACAATCAAAATCCTCTTTTTCCCTTTGCCAAAAGGTTCCATTTTCGGGGATTTACAAAGCTTGAATAATCCGCATTGTTTACAAGGGTCAGAAATAAATGTAAAGGCATTGCCATGCTTTTTTCCAACTATTTCATCGGGGTTAAACAATTTCATGAAAGGCTCCTATCATGACACCTTAACGGCAACGACACACAAGAACTTTCCATCATCCGATTGCCCACAAAATAGATGCTTATCATTCAAAACATAGAACTTTTTGCAATATGACAAAATCACATCAAGATGACGTGGAGTCACCACAAGTTCCACATCGGGGATTCTTTCAGCAAAATTGAACACATCCCTTATTCGGGAAATGCTATCTTCATATCGTATCGAAATCTCATCCCCGAGTTTGATTGAACATTCACCATCCAATGAATCCCCGGAAAAATCGGCAACTCTTCTCAACCCCTCTCTCAACCGTTCAGTCGGCAATGCAAAGAACTTCCCTCCTGCAACATCGGGCAAATAAGCGGATAAATCCAAATATTCATCCTCAATCAATGAGGAGAACAAGAATATGGAATCATTACAAACTACACAAACGGATGAGTCCACATAAATTGAATCCAAACCATCGATAGTCTTCAATGTGTTGCAAAACTCGGCAGGAATGATAAAATTCCCCATCTTGAGGGAGCATCTGTAGCGGGCAATCTTGTATCCATCAGCAGCGGTGATAAAATCATCCGAAATGTTAACACCAAGCAAGCACGTTCTGTTACTACGTTTCGCCGCAAAAACAGAACAGTCAATCAATGCCGAGTAAAACTCATCCGGCATTTGTTGAGATTCTGAAACCGCTTTAACCAAAACGTCATCAAAAACAGGATAATCATCATAACCATCAGACAATGCCACTTTCGCCCTGCTACTTCCCGAAACGAAATAAGCAATACCATTCTCAATTGTTATATCAATGGTATTTTCCGGTGCTCTTTCCACGAAATTCAAAAGCCGACGATATGGGATTAAGCCGATTAATCCCCCCGTATCAAATGAAACAGCCGCCCCATAAACCCCATTATAACCAAAAATGATTCCGTCACCAAAATCATCTGAAAACTTCAAGCATTCAAAAATTGGAACGGAATCATCTTTACGAATGATGTTTCTAAACACATTCAGCACAGACAATAATTCCTGTTTGTCAAATTGCATATCAAACCCCCTCTAAAAAGCAGGGACCCCATTACGGGGTCCCCGAATGAAACAATCATGCAAACGTGTACTTCTTTCCCTCTTTCTTCACTTTTCCAATGACAATTAGAGTCCCCAAAGTTGTATAAACGGAGTGATTTGCGGTTCCTACTTTCACCCCATGCTCCTCCATCACCGCCTTGACAAACTCTTTTCGTTCCCCACCCCCATCCTCAAGCACCGAAAGAATCGTCTTCACTATCGCCGTTATGCCCTTGCCCGCTGCTCCCCGGGAATTTCCCTTTTTTCGTTCCCCACGCTGCACCGTCTTCTTTTCAACTTTCTCCGTAACACCCTTCTTCTCAACCCTTTCAATCTTTTTCATCCTCCCAGTCTTGCCCTGCTTCTTCACCCTCTCTTCCGCCTTCGGGGTGGCAACTCCGAGAGCTTTTGCCACATGCTCCCGAAGAACCTCAACGTTCTTGTAGGCATTCAGCGGAACCTTGATACCATGCTCACGAATGAGCACCTTCAACTCATCCTTGCCCATGCTCGAAACATCAACATCAGTACCCTCCTCCTCATCATCAATTTGCTCTTCATCAACTTCACCCTCATCAGAACCGGAAGCCTCATCTTCCACAAACTCAAACTCATCCTCACCGAGAATATAGGCGATGTCGGTTCCCTCAATCTCAACCACGTAACCCTCATCTTCAACGTCAGCAATCACCCCGGTGAGAACCTCCCCCTCATCCTCGAACTTGACGGTTCTTCCAATGTTTTTCTTGTCCATGACAACCTCCAACTTTGTTATGTGTGCATTCCGGGAAATTTTTCTCTTCCCTCCTCCTGTCTAATTATACCAAAATTCCGGGAACCTTTTTCCCAAAATTTAACAAAAGAACTTTGTGTGTTACGGGAGTCGGGCATATTTTAATATGCCCGCCCCTTTCACAAACTAATAATTATAGGCGAGTTAGACTATTTTCCGGTTATGAAAAATTGAGTATAATTAAGCAGGGAGGACAACGATGAAACATGAGATTTCGGAGAATTTACAAAATTCAGTAGTATATTTAACAGCAACTGACACCGATTTTGCCCGGATTGTGGCAAATCAAATTCCCCCCGAATTCTTCTCAAACGAAATCATTTCGGAAATTTATTCCATCTGTGTCAAATTTGTTTTGGAATTTGGGAGGGCACCCGGAATTCATTTGCAGGATGAATTAATCAAGTATATCAAAGACAAACCTCAAGAAAAAAGGGAATTAATCGCCAAATACCTGCAACATATTGAAAACCTACACCCAAATAAAGAGTACGTGCTTTCCCGGCTAAATGATTTCATCAGAAGCCGAGCCCTGATAAAGGCAACTTACGAATTTGCGGAGCTCGTGGAAAGAGGTGAATATGTCAAGGCAACTAAATATATGCAGGATGCTTTGAAAGCCGGGATTCAGCAAAAACATTCGGGTGTTGATTATGTAAATGCCAATGATTTGAACTTTAGAAATGAAGAAGAAGAACGATTATTCAGGCTGGGAATTCCCCCGATTGACAAATATGTCAAGATAAAACGGGGAGACCTGATTGTCATTGCCGGTCCATACAAGGGCACAAAAAGCTGGGCAGGGCATTACATAGCGAAAAGATGTCTTATTGAGGGTTTGAATGTTCTGCATGTTTCACATGAGAACAGTCTTCAGGATACGCTGATTCGCTATGATATGCTGTTTGGCGGTTTGGTTGCTGACAAGGAGCAAAATCAGGTGGAGGTGCGGTGGCTTGAAAATGGGGAGGTGATGAAGCAGGTGGTAACCAGACCAAGTGTGTATGACAAGAAGAAAGTGCTGAAAGCCAGGAAAAAAGTTGGCAAATATGGTGGTCGTTTGATTGTTCAAAAGTATCCAATGGGAATGTGCTCCCCGATAGAACTTGAAACGTATATCGATTATTTAGAAAATTTCGAAAATTTCAAAGCAGACGTGGTGATAAATGATTATGCGGACATCATGTCTCCACTTGACAGAACCAAACAAACAAGAGACAGCATCAATGAAGTTTACATTTACCTGAAACGAATAGCAGACGACAGAAACCTCTGTATGGTCACCATGAGCCAAATCAACGATGAAGGTTTGAAAACGTTGATAAAAGACGCTTCATTAGAAGGGAGGCATTTAGCAGAAGATAAAAGAAAATTCGCAAACATCGACAAGGGATTTTTCGTTGGCACCACCCCACAACTGAAGCAATACGAGGAAGCAGTTCTCGGATGTTTCGCAAACAGAACCGGAAAGCAAGGAAACAAGGTCATCATAGGACAAAATTTGAGTATCGGACAATTTTGCGTCTATTGGTACAAGTTTAACAAGGATGAAATTTAACAAAGGAGGAATGATGTACATTATAACAAAAACACTGACGATAGCAGGGAGTCATCGTTTGAATCTTCCATATCCATCCAGATGTAATAACATTCACGGACATAATTGGAGGATAACAATATGTTGTAAAGCAGAAGGATTAGATGAGTATGGAATGGTAGTTGATTTTTCCATGCTGAAGACATTAATTACAGACTGGCTTGACCATAGTCACCTGAATGACACACTCGGGGAAAATCCAACTGCGGAACGAATAGCATTTATTATATTACGTAGAATAAATGCTGCTATTGAAAACAAAAAACATTCCCCAAAATGTTACAAGGTCTTTGTTGAAGAGTCAGAAGGAAATGGAGCAATCTATGAAGAGGTATAAAATCAACGAAATTTTCTTTTCGCTACAGGGAGAAGGTGCTTTCACAGGAACCCCCTGCACATTCATCCGGTTTTCCGGGTGCAACATGAAATGCTGGTTTTGTGATACCGAATTTGACTCATTTTATTTGTTGTCGAGAGACGAAATTTACGGGAGCCTGCCCTTGTTTCATCGGGATGCCCCTATCATTCTCACTGGCGGGGAGCCGATGTTGCAGTTACAGGAACCTGAAGACGTTGATTTGGTGAAATTGCTATCGTCAAACAGGAGGAGAATTCATATCGAAACAAACGGCACAATTGAAATTCCCGATACATTACGGAGAAATGTCGATTGGGTCACCGTTTCCCCGAAACTTTACACAAATAAACCTGTGAAGGTGAAGAAGGCAGAGGAATTAAAGGTCATTTGGTCCGGGGAAAGTGCTTCTGATATATTGCACCAACTTTTGGCGAAAGGCATTGATTATAGAAGATTCGACCATTTGTATTTGCAACCAAACAGCATGTTTTTTAACGTGAAAAAAGCTTCAATGGAGGAACAGCAATGCAAAACGAAAGAACTGACATCCGTTCTAACGGAGTTGAACATCGAATGCTATCCGAAGATGTGGAAACTGTCGCTTCAAATCCACAAAATTCTAAATATCAAATAGAGGTTGGAAAAATGGTTCATGAAAAAACAGTTGTCGTTTTCTCGGGAGGAATGGACTCAACTGTCTGTCTTGCATGGGCAAAAAATCGCTTTGAAAAGGTCTATGCTTTGACCTTCTTTTATGGTCAAAGGCACTCTGTAGAGGTGGATGTTGCCCGGGAAATAGCAAGGGAGTTGAGAATAGATTGGAGAACCGTTGACATTTCATTTTTGCCTGACCTGGTAACCTCCGCTCTCGTTTCCTCGGATGGTAATGTAAATGAAAATCATCCGGACAACAAAAATTTACCAGCCTCTTTCGTTCCGAACAGAAATATCCTCTTTTTGACCATTGGGCATGCTTATGCTCAAAAGGTAGGAGCATTATCCGTCGTCATAGGAGCAAATCAAGTTGACTATAGCGGTTACCCCGATTGTCGCTTGAATTTTATGCACAAAATGGAAGACGCTTTGAACACGGGTTCCGAGCAGAATATAACAATAATCACTCCATTGATAAATCGAACAAAAGCAGACATTTTTGAGATGGCTGCAAGAGAAGGGGTTTTAGACATCGTTTTGAAACGGTCGATGACATGTTATAACGGTGTACAGGAGATGAATGACTGGGGAATGGGTTGCGGGCAATGCCCTGCCTGCATTTTGAGGAAAAAAGGATGGGATGAGTTTCAAGCGAAAGGAAATAACTGATGGAGACTCTAAATATTCAAATGAAAAGGCGAACAATTAGTAAAGCCATCACTGACATCATCGAAGCGATAGGTGACAACCCATTAAGAGAAGGTTTGCGGGAGACTCCATACAGGGTTGCAAAGGCTTATGAAAGGCTGTTTGGCGGTTATGAACAAGACCCTAATGACGTTTTAAGCGCTGTCTTTGAAGATGGTGCATGTGATGAAATGATTGTTTTGAAGGACATCGAGTTTTACAGCACTTGTGAACATCATCTGCTACCATTTTATGGGCACGTTGATTTCGCATATATTCCAAACAAAAAGGTGGTAGGTGTTTCAAAGATTGCCCGATTGATTGAAGTGTTCAGTAGGCGCCTCCAAATTCAGGAAAGAATGACAGCACAAATAGCGGATGCTTTTGAAAATGCACTGCAGCCATTGGGTGTCATGGTTGTTGTCGAAGCTACTCATCTCTGTATGGTGGCAAGAGGTGTGGAAAAACAGCATTCGAAAATGGTGACCTCTGCAATCCGGGGAGTGTTTCAAGAGCAGGAGCCAAGAACAGAATTTATGTCATTGAGAGGAAAGAAATGAAGATTTATCTTGCAGGTGCGGAGGCATACAATGAACAAATCGGATTCGTTGCCTCGAAAAGAAAAATGAACTTGCTGATGAGTTACTACTACATCAAAAACAACCCTGAAAAATACAGACCATTATTTGAGTCTGAAAACACAAAAATCCTTCTTGATAGCGGGGCATTTACGGCACATACCAAAGGCAAAAAAATCAATCTTGATGACTACATTGATTTCATCAAAAACTATTCACAATCTATTCAACTCTATGCAAACCTTGACGTTATAGGAGATGCAGAAGCAACAGCAAAAAATCAGGAATGTATGGAAGCAGCCGGGCTTACACCCCTTGCTACATTCCATTATGGGGAGGATTGGAAATATCTTGAATACCTGGTCGAAAGGTATGATTATGTCGCTATCGGAGGAGTCATATCATTGAGATTGAGAACAAAGATGGTGTCAAAATTTTTGGCAAGATGCTTTTCAATAGCGATGAAATCCAAAGCAAAACTACACTTTTTTGGCGGTTCTGATACAGAATTATTGAATCTGTTCCCATTTTACAGCGTTGATAATACAACATGGGCAAAACGAAGCGCTTTCAACACCCCCGCTGTGATTTCAATGGGGAACATTCAGTATACTTTCATGCGAAAAATTCCCTTTTTGCCACTGAAATTCAGCAATTTGATTGACATTCCAAATGTGGAAAAACGTTACAAGAAAAGAATCATTCACAACATTAACACCTGGTTAGATTATGAAGAGCTCATCACGAAAGTTTGGCAAGAGAGAGGAGTGTATTATGAGGAAGATTAAACAAACAAAAAACAGCATCAACAGCAAGAGTGAGAATGAAATTCTCACCGGCGTGATTATCGAAGTATCCCGGGACAAATTGAAGGTTCCCGATTGGTATTTCAAACGCTTCAAGTCAAATGTGGAACAAGCAAAATTGAGCAACTCAATACGGAAATTCGGTACCGGCATTCTCTCGGTCGTCCCACAAGGCGACATGTTCACAATCATCGACGGTGTCAAGCGTTTCAATATTGCCTGCAAAATGGGCATTGAAACTTTCAAATGTCTCGTTTATGATGTCTCAAACGATGTTGCAATCATACTTTCCCGAAACCTGAATAACAACTACGCTGAAATCGATGCCATCGAATATGCCAAAGCATTGCAAACAAGCGTCAACACCATGTCCATAAACTTGATAGCATCATTAAGCCCTGAAGACAAAGAGGCAATACAGTATTTACTGAAGCTGGTCGATTTCGATTGGAAAGCTTACATTGAAGAAATCACCGGAAAAACGATGTTTTGATTTGGAGGATAAAAATGAAGGAAATGATTGCATTCCCAAAGATAGTTGACAAAATCAAGGAACAAGCAGAGAAAATTCGTGATGAGATGCCTGATGACGATATTACAGCACTGGTAACATTAAAAGGCGGGTTCATGATAGCAACGATATTGCTCCCATTCCTGCATGAGAACACGGAGGTCTTGTTTGCACAAGCGAGAAGTTACAGCGGAACGGAATCATCCGGGGTTATTTCATTCACATTGTTCCCACAAAAGAAGGACCTTTACAAAAAGAACATCCTGCTGATAGATGACATCATCGACACCGGATTTACCATCAAAAAAATCACTGAAAGGATAATGAACGCTCAACCTAATATGCTAAAAATATTCACCCTTCTTGACAAACCATCAAGAAGAGAGCACGATATTCAGCCGGATTATTCGTGTTTTGTTATAGAAGACAAATTCGTTTTCGGATTTGGGATGGATGTCAATGAGAAAAAACGGAACCTTCTCGGGATTTATTGCTGAATGAACATAAAACTCACATACAATGAGCTGCTCCAATTGTTTGATGGTTGTGGCTTCAAAATAAAGCCCTATTTCCATCAACTGTACACGCTGGCACACGTCATTCTCACCGGGAAAAGACGTGTCATGTTATATCATGAGATAGGTCTCGGAAAAACAATCACAGCATTATATTTGCTCAAATGCTGGGGAGTCCAAAATGCACTTATCATTTGCCCGAATTCCCTGCTTCAGACGTGGAGTGAGGAAATTCAAAAGGCAACCGATTTCACGTTTGCAACATTATCAGGTCCCCAAAAATCAAGAATCGAAAAGATGCTAAATGCAAATGCGGAACTTTTGTTGATAAATTATGAAGGACTGAAATTAATCGGGGGAAATAAAGTAAATGGAAAATTCTTGATAGACGAAAAAAAGCTACGTCAATACGCTTTTGAAGCGGTCATTTGTGATGAAAGTCATCACTTGAAAAACCCATCCTCGCTCCAAACGAAAATTGCTCATCAACTGGCATCGAGAAGCAAATACACCATCTTGATGACCGGGACCCCGATTGCGAAACACGTGGAAGACATTTTTGGGCAATTCCTTGTTTTAGACGGCGGGAAAACGTTTGGAACAAGCCATTATTATTTTATGAAGCACTTTTTTTGGAAAGAACCATGGGAATATGATTGGAAACCGAAAAGGGTCTGTAGCATTTGCGGGAGCCTTTACAGTCATTTATCAAAGCATTTGTCATATCATCACGGAGGAATGACAATACATCAATACAAGCAGAGATTTCCGAAGCCTGACCGGACGTCAAGGAGCCTGCTTCTTGAGAGTGCTAAAAAACATATCATCACATTCAGAAGGGAGGATTGTTTGGACCTCCCTGCTAAAATATATGAGACGAGATATGTTGAACCTACCGAGGAACAACGAAGATTGCTCGATAATTTTGAGACTGATTTATTCAAGCATGAATTGTCAATTGCTAACGTTGAGCTCCACACGCAAAAGCTGATACAAATCACAGGTGGGGCAATGATTATCAACGGAGGGAGAATTTTCGAAGTAAAAAACAATCCGAAGCTTGAAGAACTGAAAAATGTGTTGTCCCAAATCGAAAGGAAAACGATTATTTACCACTGCTATGTTCATGAAGCAACCATGATAAATTCGTGCTGTAAAGACATCGGACTGACAACATTTGTTGTGAATGGAACAGTGAAAGACAAAACCTCCCAAATAACGGGATTCAAGGAACATCATGGGATGTGTGTTTTGATTGCCCATCCAAGGTCCTGTGGAGAGGGAATGAATTTGCAAGAGGCTAATTACGTGATTTTTTACAGCAACTCATATATCGGTGCAATTTTGCGGGAGCAGGCAGAAGGGAGAATTCACAGAGCGGGACAAAAATTGCCTTGTATCTACATAGACATCGTGATGAAAGGCACCATTGATGAAGTGCTGTACAAAGCACTGAAAAACAAGGCATCACAAATAGACTCCGTGCTCGATTACTTGAACACGAAAAGGAAACGATGATACAGGTTTGATAAAATTAAGTATAATATAAATAGAGGGAAGTGAAATGACAAAAACAAAGAAAATATATGCTTACAGACGGGATGGGTCCTTCAAATTTTGGTTCTTTTGCCCATTCCAAAGAAACATCAAAAGTATGTTGCAAGCAGCAACAAGCAAAGCTCAAAAGCTAAACAAAAAGCACGGATTCACAGGAGCCGACAAAATCGCCTACGTTAAAATCGGCAAATTTCAAGCAAAAGTGTAACCCAAAAAGGAGGACAAAATGCCGAAAATCGAAAAAATCAGAGTGCCGGAAGACGAAGTGATGTCCGTCCCGATGCCTCAATGGACCGAAACGTGGCATCCTATAGCACATAAAATGTGTGTGCAAACGGTGCTGAAAACGCTCCAGGAAATTTCTGTCCCGGTTCATCACAAGGAATATTCCATGTCGGTTGATGGAAAAAAGGCATACGGAGTTTATGTGATTTCCAAACAAGGCGAAGTCGACCAAACAATCATTTGGAGAAACTCAATCAACAAGGACTTTTCCTTCGGCATCTGTGGTGGCACCCATGCCTGGGCATGTTCAAACCTAATGATGGTCGGGGATTTTGTTGAGTTTCGAAGGCATACGAAAAATCTCGATGAAGAAGAACTTATCGAGATAGTCAAACGGGGAATCACCACAATCATCCCCATGACCGAAAGATATACTGATTGGCATGAACAACTGCATTCCGTGAAATTGTCCGTAAACGATACAAAAAGCCTCTCATACGAAGCCCTTGCCGAGAAGGTCATTCCGAGAACAAAGGTGGATGTTTTCAATGACCTGCTATTTGGGGCTTCCCCCGAATATGATGCCACCGAATTGTTTGGCTTTCACGGAGCCATCACACAAATTTATAGAGACACAAGCATGACCGGGCAATTTGTCATGAAACAGAAGAGGCTGTTCAATTTCATCGACACGAGATTCGGGAATCAACTACCACAGGTCCCAGTCATGACGGGTGAAATGGGAGAAGCATGAGTGCTCTCTGTAAAAGACATACTCATCAAATACGGGGTGGTGTTTGTTGAACACCACCCCTCCATCAGCTCAAGGTGTTTCGGTGTTGATTGTCCTTTTTGTGGTGACAAAAACAAGCATCTCGGCATTTTCAAAGACCATGGAAACTATACATGTTGGAAATGTGGGGCAAAAGGAAGTCTGTTCAAATATTTGGCAGTTACAAAAGGCGTTTCCTGGCAGGAATTTCAATTGTTGCATTCGGGAATACGTGAAGGAAACGTAAAAAATGAGTTAGACAAGATTTTCAACAAAAAGCCGATTGAAAAAGCAGAAACAGAAACTCCCCTCCCAAAATTGACTCCATTCAACAAAGCCCCAAAAACCCTCCAAAATTCTGCAATCAATTTCATCAAAAACAGAGGATTCCACACAAATCTCCTGCTGAAATATCAATGTTGTTTCTGCTTTGAAAAACGTTATGTGGGAAGGCTGATTATACCGATTTTTGCCCGGGAAAAACTCGTCTCCTTCACCGGGAGAAGTCTGTCGGACAAAATCATTCCCAAATACATATTCCCACGTGGAGCAAGGGTCCATGAACACGTGTATTTGACATCCACCGATTTCGTTCCTGTGATTTGTGAGGGCATATTTGATGCCTGGGCATTGCAGGAGGTTGGCGTTTCGGCGGTAGCTATATTTGGGAAAATTCTGACGGACAAACAATTGTTGAGATTAACCCAAATTTTTCCTCCCAGCCACGAGATAGCAATCATGCTTGACGGTGACGCAAAGGCCGAAGCCGAAACATTGAGAGGAAAATTGGAGCCATTTTTCGGGCATGTGAAAATGTGCTTTCTCCCTGATGATGAAGACCCCGCCTCGATGTTTGAGAAAAAACAACTCAAAAAAATGGTAAAAAAGTGCGGAATCCTCTGACTCCCAAAGCAAAATTTTTTCAGAATTTCAGCAAAAATTTGTTCTAAATCGTTGATTGTCAAGGGAATAAAAAATTTTCAAATAATCAAAAAAAAGACTTGACAAGATTAACTGTATAATGTATTTTTATTGGTGACAGACGAAAACAAAAGGAGGAAAAAGAAAATGAGAATCGAGGAGAAGGAAAGAAAAATCAACGAAATTAGGAAGCTTTCAATTCTGCATCGTCCCTCTATAAAGTACCTTGACGATGGAGAAATTGGAGTTAGGTTTTATTTCATCGATGCTTCCCTGACAATGAAAGAGGGAACGTTAGTCATTGGTGTTGACAATCGGGTTAACTGGTTCAATGCAGATACCAGTGAAAAAGCGAAGGAAAAAATTATTAGTGCTATCCACAAAATCATGACTAAGTGAAGGAGGATACAAATGAAACCCGCAGCAATTAATATTAGAGATGGAAGGTTTGTTATTTACGACGCAAACACCGGGAAAATCATCATCGAGGAGTTTTATAACATAATCGAAGCAGCAATAAAGAGGTGCAAATATCTCGGATACGTCCCTGAAACAATCACACAATTCAGCACTGAAAAGGTCGAAATCGAAGGAGAAACCTATCGAATCAAGAAATCAACAACATTAGGAAGACTTTATATCTAAAACAAAGCGATGAAAAAGGGTCCCCAAAACCGGGGACCCTTAAACAGGAGGAGAAAAGAAAATGAAAATGAGAGAATTCACTACAACTTATATTAAACGAAGCAAACATAGAAGGAGATGCTTGATTTGCGGAAGACTAATAAATGACGGAGAAAAGGTAGTAGCAAGTCTTATACAAGAGGAGAAATATTATCCTATAAAAGGCCTAATGAAATTCACATCATGGAAATTTATTCATTTACATTGTCTCAAAAAAGGAGGAGAGTAAAATGTTTGTCAAGGAATACAGAATATTCGATGATGGTGCAAAAGGCAGCATCACAATCAAATTTGAAAAAGAACCCCACAATCCTGAAGAGGAAATAAAGCGAATCAGAGAAATTTTTCCAGAGGCTTCCCTGTACACTCCCATCCCTGAAAAGGCAGACGGAGTTTACAAAACAGAACGGGGAATATATATTACCGAGATATGGGGATGGTGCCGCAGTTGTGGGAAGAAAAGATTGCATGCTACATTTGCCAATTGGTTGAATGGAGTAACTATCGGCAAATGCACATCATGCAAAAAGGTTGGCGGTTCCTATAAATATTATAAAGGGAAAAACAAATAAGGGAGGAAAAGAAAATGAAAACGGCAGAAAAAGAGATGGAAATAACAGAAATTGGAATGAAAAATCGGATTGAACGGGAATTCGGTTCCCTGATAGTAACCCGGATTTTTGAAGTGAAACGTCCGGATGGCGAACCTCATCGCGTACAGATTGAATTGTCGGAGGGCATAACCCCGCAACGAGAAACCTGTGATTGTAAGGGGTTCAGATTCCGCAGAACATGCCGCCATATAGACGCTGTATATGATGCCGGCCTGCTCGGCGGTCATGTTGATTGAGAAGGCTACAAAGTGAAACCTGCTGCAATCAATCAGGGGAAAACAATGAAAAAGGTGATGAGGAAAGACAAAATGCTCGAGAAGTATTACAATCTGCTCTACAAGGAAAGCATTCAATTCAAGCGGAACTGGCCTCAAATTTCGTTTGAAATTGAGGACCTCTTTGATGAAGCAGTCTTCAAATTGCTCCATTGCATTTCAAAATGGAGGGAGGACAAACAGACGAAATTTATCACCTATTTGACGGTGTGTATAAGAAATCATTTCCTCACAATCACAAAGAACGAAAGGAATTTGTCAATCGATTTCATGCCCGATGAAGAGCTCCCTGAAATGCCTGACCCGAAAAATCCTATAGCAAAAAGTGAGCTTTCAGAGGAGGCATCTGCATTTTGGGAGGTAGCTTCTACATTCCCCGCCGGTTTACAGAACATGCTGATGAAAAACAAACATGCTCCCATTGCTCCATTGATAGCTTCATACATTGGTATCCCAGCATCACATATCAATGACATCAAAGTGGAACTGCAACAAACCTTTGAGTAAAAATTTTCAAATAATCAAAAAAAAGACTTGACAGGATTAAACCCCTATATTATTTTTATTGGTGACAGACAAAACAACAAGGAGGAATGAAAAATGAGAACTGCAATCATCACAGTGATTAAGGTGAATGGTTACAAGGTGGCTTTTGACAAAGCTACAGGAGAGGTAATTTCTTACAATTATGGATTGAAGCGGTTGCTCAATGAATGCAAGGAAAAGGGATACATCCCAAAATTCCAAGCGTTTCTCGTAGATGCTAACGGGGAAGTGCATAGGATGAAAGAATTGACAGAGAAAGAAATAATTTGGAAAAATGCAAAAGAAAAACAGGATAAAACTGGTTATCATTGGACAACTGGTTTTGAATCATTCTTTTAAGCAAATTCACCAACCACCAATAAAAGGAGAAAGAACAATGACATGTTCAATTTGTGGAAGAGAAACAAATCACCTATTCGGAACTCTTCATTTGGGGCAGGTATGTGCTGATTGTTTCTTCAAAATCACCGGCAAACCCGCCTTCGGTGACGCTCATACAGAGCTCAGAACGAAGGATGGGATTGTGCTGTGGATTCATTTTGAAGGGGAAAGCCCTTCAAGAATTGTTGCCGCTTGGACGGACAAGGGAAACATTGCGGTGTCCAACGTGGTGAAAAATAAAACGCCTGAAAGGGCAATTTCGTTCCTACGGTTGGCAATGCAAGAGGGTTTGACCTTCTGTTCCACCTGTGGCAAATCCCTGAAAAAGGATGAGATTGCTGAAGTGAGATTTGCCGGAGTCTTTTGTGAGAGATGCTGGGAGGAATACAAAAAACAGAACTCAACAATATGTTCCATTTGTGGCAAGCCCCTTTATGAATGCTGCTGCTAATGATAAACGGATTTTAAGGCGCTGAAATGTTTTAGGAAGGGGGGGGGGGGAGATTGATGTAAAGAAGAAAATCGAAAATAGTCGGGAAAATCGGCGGAAAAACACAAGGGACGGGAAAACCCCGTCCCTTGCTTTTGGAGGAGTGATGATTATCCCCTCTTTTTGAAGAGGGGAGCCCCCGCTTGAATGACATCGACAATCTCCCTCCCGATAGCGGCATATTCGTCCTTGGTGAGTTTTTTCCCGCCCGGCGATTTGGGGTCTCTTGCCTGCAAATAGACCCTGCCGATGTCAACGACCTCCTTGTAAAACTTCGAATATCGCCGCCATTGAGCAACTGCAATGCCAGCAACACCGGTGATGATTGCCTGAACAATCGGGTTGGTGACAACCTTCAGAACTCCATCAACATCCATGATAATGCCCTCCATTCAGTAAAATTCATGTATGGTTAGAATGAAATCGGCTCCATCCATCATTTGCATGAACTTGATAAATGTTGCCCCGGAATTCAAAACTGCCCGGTCCTTTCCCAACTTTCCGAAATGCTCTCCTACTATGATACACCCGGCAGTATCATCGATCGTATTGCCCGGGTGAAACTTGATGCCGCTCCGGCCGGGGACGTTTGTCACTTCATAAGTTGTCTCAAAACCGAGTTTTCGGACGCTTTGTAACGCTGTTGGAGACAGTTTACACAGGTATTGTTGTGCGGGAATGCTCGATACGTTCCTCCTATTTTCTTCATCTCGGGGTTCCAAAGTGACGCAAAAAAGCTCTTTGTTCACCCGTAGAACCCCGAATGTGCCGTGTTTGAAATTCTCTTCAAGCCGTATGATTTCAACGCTCGGTTTCATTTCGTCTTATTCCCGTTGCTCTTCAACGTGCTGATTATCATCCTCTGCAAATCGGTTATGCTTGCCTGTAATGACTGGTGATTTTCATCAACCTTGTTTTCCATGCTCTTCACATCACAAGCGACATCCCGAATTTGTTGCTTGATTTCGGCAATATCCGTCCTGTGCTCCTTCCTCCAATCTCGACAATTGTCCTTTGTTACGCATTGATTGACACGATTAAAGACCTCCGTCAATTCATTTGTGTGTCCATCAATGATTTTGTCATGGTATCTGACGGCGAACTTGTTGCCCAAATAACTGCCGACAAGCGAAACCAGAGCGGAAAACAAGACAACAAGCACAGAAACGATTTTCAACCACATCAAAATGTTGCCCGGGTTTTCCATACATCAGGCTCCTTTCACTTTGATTATTCTGATTCTTCAATCGGCTCGACCCAATCGGGATTTTCCTGCCAACCATCGGTTTCGGTATAAGTGTACTTGTTGCCAATCCAATCCGCCGGCACCGATGATTCGTCAATATCCTCAATCAAAGTGGCGTTTGCTGTGTTCAGGTCGGCAATGATGAAATCAGGAGTAACGATGCTGTCTTCTTTCATCTCAAGCACAGCATCATCATCAAACAGATACTTCACCAGATTAGTGGATTTTTCAACGATGATTTTCATCTTGATTCCTCCTTTACCTTACAAATCATAGAAATTCTTGGTAATAACAATTTCACTTGAGCTTATTGCAACGGCACTGTTAGCATAATAATAGGTGCCGACAGTCCGATTATTGAGAGAGTTGTCTATATCATTTTTTATCAGTAATCTCACGTAAATATCGTCATCAGCAGAACCGCTGTTTTGTGCAATGCCGAGCCAGAATATAATGTTTGTTATAGCCGTGCCATAATTGGAATTGCCCTCATTTTTATAAGCTATGACGATTTTGTTGTTAGTAGAATCATAGGTGGCTGAAATGTAATTCGTACCCGTCGATTCGAACACGACTGGCGTTCCGAATGAAATACTATCTCCAGAAACAGTCCCGACAATGGCAGTGCCGTAATTAGAATTACCAGCGTCTCGATAGGCGATGACAACTTTGCCGACGTTTGAATCGTAAATGGCTAAAATGTACTGTGTACTTGCCGATTCGAACACGACTGGCGTTCCGAATGAAATACTATCTCCAGAAACGGTTCCAACAACAGCCGTGCCGTAGTGGAAGTTGCCAATATCTCGATAGGATATGACAACCTTTTGGTTAGCAGAATCATAAACAGCCGAAATATTAGACGAACTCGCTGAATTGAAAACGACTGGCGTTCCAAACGAGATGCTGGTTCCGGAGACAGTTCCGACAACAGCTGTGCCGTAGTTGGAATTGCCTTCGTCTTGATAGGCAATGACAATTTTATTGTTGGCAGAATCAAAAACGGCAGAAATGCTATACGTACTTCCCGAGTTGAAAACGACCGACGTTCCGAATGAAATGCTGGTTCCGGAAACGGTACTGACAATGGCTGTGCCATAATTAGAATTGCCGCCGTCTCGATAAGTTATAACAATTCTATTGTTGTTTGAGTCATAAGTGGTTGAAACAATATATGTACTTGCTGAATTGAACACGACTGGTGTGCCGAACGAGATGCTGGTTCCGGAAACGGTGCCGATTATTGCTGTGCCATAACCAGAATTAGTATGGTCTCGGTAGGCAATAACAATTTTATTATTGGCAGAATCATAAGTGGCGGAAATGTATTGTGTATCTGCCGATTCGAACACGACTGGCGTTCCAAACGAGATGCTGGTTCCGGAGATAGTTCCGATAACAGCCGTGCCGTAACTGGAATTGCCATAGTCTTGATAGGCTATGACGACTTTGCCACTGTTTGAGTCATAAATGGCTGAAATGTACTGTGTACTTGCTGATTCAAAAACTGATTCATCTCCCCATTCAAGTCCTGCATTTATGCCCAAATATGCCTTTCCATCGGACTTATTGAGGGCTAAAAAATCTCCGACAGAAATATCCTCACCAGCCGTTACTTTCTTGATGATAGTGTTATCCGTCGTTTTGAACGATTTACCATTTGCCAAAGTAGCCAAATATTGACTCTCATGAATCACAACAATCTCATCATTCTCTTCTACATTCGCCGAAAAGGCCTCCGTTGTAAACGTGCCCGTTGACGATTCGTAATCGATTATCCGTCGATATTCACCATCAGGAGCATTGCCGACACTATTGGCATTTTTGATAATCTGTAACCACCATTTATCATTGAAATAATCGTCTCCGTAGTTTTTCAAATCGGCAGACACAATAGTCGTAGTAGATGCGGACATACCGGAATCACAGGTGCCCTTGATAATGATGGGGCTGCCGCCGTCACCAAGTGTAAACAGCTTCGAATATATTGCAGGCTCCAGAACTCCCATTTTGAAACTCCTCCCCTTTATGTGATTGTTCTCGAAATCGAAGTGACGTAATCGCCTGTATATGAATAGGTCTCCGTGACTGTGATTCCCAGCGATGAAAACGTAAACGAAAACTGGGTCAACTTGTCATTTGCATCATATGTGTAACTGCCCGTTCCTGAAATCAAGAATCCGGTGTCACCTGTATTGTCGGTGATTGTAACCGTATCAACAAGGTTCCCGCCAGAACCCCCGTTATACGTGAACGAAATGTCAACATCATGTGTTGATAAACCCTCCAAAGCCGCTTTCATCTCGGCATATAGGGAGTTGTATTGGTCAGCAAGAACCGTATCAACTCCATCCGTCACCTTTGAAACAGCCGAATATGCCATGACTCCTCCCTCACGAAATGTCTATTTGACATTCGATTGACAACGTTTCCGATGATGTTTTCGTTTCACTGATTAATGCTCTGTTGAATAGCGTCCCGGAGTCCGGGGTTGCAGAGGCACTTTCACCAAACAATCCGAGTTCTGCTAACGTTCCATTAGCTTCCGACGCCCCGAAAAACCCTCTTACGACAACAGACGTCCCGGAACGAGAAATTGAAGTCACCGCTTTTCTTGCCAATTCAGCTCCAAGTGTCGTGTCAGACGGGTCGGGAGCAGTGTTGTCTGTGCCCACAGCAACATAAGTGATGTTGCAATCATTTCCATCACCAGCAAGCCGTTTCGCAATCATTTCCTTGCCGACAGTCACCACCAAATTGGTGTATTTTACCAACCGTTCTTTTCCGGTCTCAACATTCGTGAACCGCAAAGTCCAAAGGCATTTGATTTTCAACCCTTCAGCAAAGTCCATAATTTCAACCCCATGTTGCGAAGCCCCATTGTGGTACTCCCCATTTAGTTGGATGCGCTTCTAATGACAATGAAACAGAATCGGTAACCGTAATTGATTCATTGATGACCTTCAAAATGTCAACCGTTTCGTCCTCTCTCAATTTCAATCTCGTCCTGTCACGAACCAACGACAGCAGGAAGTCTTTCAATTCATACAGTGTTGTGGCAAATTCAACGGTGTACCGTTCGGCATGTGGCCCCTCCGGCACAATCGTAACACGTTGCACCTGGTATTTGCCATGAAAGCTCTCATATCCCGATACACTGAAATCGATGTATTGTCCCTGCTTGAATCCGGACTCGTATGTGGTGAAACTTCCGTTGATTTGAACATTGCCAAATTGATTGACTTCAGCGAGTCCTCTGTCATGTGCCAACTCCAACGAATCAATTGTCTCATCCCTGATGATGCTTTCATAAATCCCATTTCCACCCTCAAGCGCAGCAATCGCCGCTTGAGACACGGTGTTGTCCACACGGACGATAATAGGCACCTCATATTTGTATTTGAACTCAATCACATCCCCACTTGAGGGTGTCGGTGTGGTCCCGGGATTCTCGGCACATCGTAAATATTTCTCACTGTAATTCCAGAAAAATTCGTAGGTCCCGTCATCGGGATATAGATGGTCAACGGCAAACGTTTTTGGAGTACCATTGATTGTCAGTGAAGAAGGCTCATGTGGGGAGTACCCTAAAGCCCATATTCTTGATTGCCCATCCGCCACCCATTTATCGGTATATTCGCTTGACAAATAATAACCCCCTCTGACATACACTCTATTCCTGACCTGTGAGTAATCGGGGATGATTTGCAAATTGTCTATTTTGTTGTTCACAGCATCATCATCAATCGAGAACGGGGCAGGTCGGCTTTCCTTCTCGAAGAAATGAATGTCCTTGGAATAATCGACATACCAATCCCAGTTTAGCAAATCGGCGAGCTCCGAAATGGCTTGTGAAACCGGAATGTAGTTGAAAACAACTCTCGTAATTGTCCTGCTCGTCTCGACATTGTTTGTCGTAAAGCCAAATGAAGTGTCCACGTAGTTGGTGATGATGTCATCGATTATTTCAGCAGAATTTTTGCTCGAATATGAATTGGCAACCAAATGTCTGTCCAAAACCCTGCTGAAATCCTGGCATTCCACGATGTATTTGAACAAGCGATTTGATGGAATTTCATTCGGTGCTAACTTCGCCTGTGTCACCGACACAATTACACCGCCAAATAGAACGTCCCCCGAAGTTGAGTCCAAATAACAATAAACCTCTTGTCCCGCTTCCGGGACCGTATCGGGAGCATACAACGTAAAGGAACACGTATCGGGAGAATGCGTCAACGCTTGGACGATTCTGAGTCCGGACGTTTCAACCGTGCTTCCATTTATAGTTACGACAATCATCTCACAAACTTCGTCTGATATTTAAGTTGTTTCATGATTTCATCAGCGGCGACATGCGCCAGCCTCTGCATATCCAATTCTGAATTGATGTTGTTTCCGGTGATGATGACCTTCATGCCCTGCCCGAAATTCTGAATATGTCTTGGGTCATTCCGGGTTACCACTTCCTCACCCGCCAACACCTTCACTATCTTTTCCTCACCAATCCTTCCCGGGATGATGCCGCCGGTGTGGAAGCCCTTTAACGTATTTGCTTTGTCAAGCTCCGCCAGCTCCCCCGTTTTATATAGTCTGATAGCCTCGGCGCCTATGTTTGCAATTTGTTCTGCTGTGCTTTTCGGAATCTTCCCCTTGAACTTCGGGTCATTCAGCATTTGGTGTATGATTGATTCCCTGAATTTGCTGACCGCTGTTTCAGTATCGAGAGGCTTCCCCTGCCACGTCTTGTCCGCCCACACCTTGACCTCATTCATTAGTCGGGCATTCGCCGCCGTCCATGTAGCAACGTCATTATAAGCCGCTACCAAACCCGCATATTTGGCGGCGAGATGCCCCTCCTTGCTTGCCGCTTTGATACTCCGCTCCTTCTGTGTCGTATGCTTGTACCCGAGTTTTTCAGCCATCGCCTTGGCGGCGAAATAGGCACCAGCACCGGCCGCGGCAATCCCTAAAGCAGGTAAAGCGGCAGTTGCGGCGGTTGCTAATGCCCCTCCCGCCTTGGTGACGGCACCGACAACAGCACCAGCACCTTCAGGAAATGCTGCTCGACCTTTTCCTCCAGTAATAGCATCCAATAATGTTTGTCCAACTCCTGCCAAAGCATCCTTGAAACCACGTTTTAGTTTGTCAAAAAACGCCTGCAAAATATTTGTTTCGATATCCATGAATGTAGATTGGAATGTCCGTTTCAAATACTCCCCCATGAAATCAAAGGAATCTTTGAAACGTCCATGCTGTATGTTCTCCAACCAAGCGTCCGCCATTGCATCAATGCGCTCTTCAAATTTCTCACCAACTCCCTGAAATGCAATATCAAAAGCGGTAGGGGTTTGCTTTTTTATTTCCTCTTCTATAAACGCCCTCCAGTCTTCTCCATTTGCTTCAAGCATCGCCGCAAATTGAATTTGCTCATCATTGAGCATTTCCCCATATTCACGCTTTAATTCTTCATAGGCAAGGTCAAATTTTTCTCCCCATTCCTCGGATGCCTTTTCAGCGGCTTCCTCTTCCTGTTTCAACATTTCAGCGACCATGTCCGCATGTTGCTTTTCTCTGTATGCCTTCAAGGCATCATCGGCCGTCTTTTGTTTTTCCTTTCGCTCTTCAGCAGCGGTAACAATTTTCTCTGTTCGCTTGTCTTCTTCCTTTGAGAGGTCTTCAGTTTGTTGTTTGGCAAGCTCAACCTGCTTTGTGATTTCATCATCAGTTTTCTTTGTTTGTTCCTCTAAATTTTCTTTATAGCGTTTCGTAAACTCATCCCATTTGCTCTTTATATTTTCGACGACGCTTTCATTTGTCTCTTCAAGTCCGGAAATCAATTCCTCGAACTCCGGCATCTCAACCCCAAATTTCTCCATTATCCGGACAAACGTGTTATATATTTTCCCAAATATAGTAGAAACCTTTGTCCAGACCCATCCCATCACTCGCTGTACCACTTTCCAGATTTCCCCAAATGAATCTATCATGTAGCCAAACACGGGTGAAACAACATCAAAGAGCCCCCCAAATGTTGTCTTTATGTTATCCCAAATATTCTTTGAAATTTCAGCAATCTTTTCACTCAGAATTATGAATCCGTCTTTGATAGCCCCGATTGCAGGTTTTATTATCGTTTCCCACCCTGCTTTTACCGCCGCAGAAATATTATCCCAATATTTAATAATCAACATAATCGCCCCCGCAACAGCGGCGAGACCAACAAGTAACGGCGCCCCCACCGCAAGTATTCCGGACAACGCTCCCAAACCTGCAAGCAAAGCAGGTAATCCGGTACTCACTGCTAAAATCGTTCCGAGCACTGCTGCGATTCCTCCCAAAGCCAGAGCCAAAGCTCCAACAGCCTTGACAATCCTGGGATGTTCATCAACAAACTCGGTCAGACCTTTGGCAAATGATGCTACCACAACAGACACCTGTTCAATTGCGGGTTGAAATTTCTGTCCTATTTGCTGGGCAAGAATGATGATTGATTTCTTCGCCTGTTCTAAAGCGAATCCTGCACTATTCACCCCTTTCGTTTGGGCATCAAAGGCGTCTTGCGTGGCACCCGCAGCATTTTCCATTTGTTTCAATTTCTCGGTGTAGGCATCAGCTTGCTCACCGCTCAATGCGAGCGCCAATGTTTGTCCCTCAATAGAACTGATGTATGCTTGGAGAGGTTTCCCGGATTCTTCCTGCACACGCTTGATGACTTTCAACGTGTCAGCGAGACCAAGCTCTTGAAGCATCGCCTTCCCCGATTCATATCCCATGCTGTTCAAAAGCTCGGTCATGTCTTTGGTAGGTGCCATCAGTGATTGTAAGACACCCCGTAATTGCGTAGAGACTTCAGCAGCACTTCCCGTAACCCCGGTTGCGGTCGCCATCACCGCAAACAATTCCTTCTGACTCAATGTCAATGAAGCAGCAAGAGGGACAACACGTCCGATGCTACTTGCCAACTCGGGGAATGTCGTTTGCCCCAGTTTCACGGTCATAAAGGCCAGGTCTGAAGCGGATTCAACCGCCTCTTTACTCGTATCCCCATAACCCTTTGTCACTGCGGACAACAAATTGATAGCATCGGTCGTTTCGGCAGCCCCCGCCGTTGCCGCCTTTGCAGAGATAGCAAGAATGTCCATAGCATCGGAACTATCCCCGAAGGCGGAAACAACCTGATAAGCACCATCGGTCAAATCCGCCGTGCTCTTACCCAAATCTGCAGACAATGCTTGAATGCCATCACGCCACTCCTTCATCCGCTTCTCATTGTTGCCGACCATCGTTTGCAAATTGGCAAGTTGTTTGTTGTAGTCAAGAGCAGCCTTTGTGGCCATTCCTAAAGATGCCGTCAACGAACCGCTGACACCGGCAAGGGCAAGGCTGACGTTCCTCAAGTTCTTACGGGTTTGCTCCGACATCTTGCCGAACCCGGCAAGGGATTGATGAGCATTTTTCATACCCTTTTGGAACTCGGCAAGTTGCGTCTTGATTCCGACAATCAAATTTCCAACATTGATATTTTCCATCAGTGATATCCGAACCCTATGGTGTTAAATTGTGCCTTCAATCTTTCGAGCTCCTCTTCCGGGGCCAACTCCTCCCCCTTTTCAGCCCGCTCATGTTCAAGCATCGTCGCCTTCATCATAACAGCACAATCAAAGTCGAAAGCAACAATTTCATCATCAATTCCAATGATTTCAGACGGCCTTTTCCCGTACCGCTGACTCATCCTGTCCAGGAGCATCACGTAACTGTCCTTCTCCACGAAAGGGACTGAACATCAATGCTCCTCCGGAAACACAATTAGCGAAGATGAAAAGACAGTCCTGAAACGGCAAATCGTTCACGTTGATGACATCATCCGATGTTTCTTCATCCATCGAAATTCGGGGCTCAAGCACCGCAAGGCAAACGAGTTTTCGGGCAACCTCGTCCACCTTCTGTATGGTCTCCTCGTCCATATCATCCCATTCCGATTTGCCTTGCCGGGCATTCATTGAAACCCTGGCGCTGGTTTCAAGGAACGTGTTAACCAGCGCCAAGGGGAGATATCCTTGCGTCAGCATGTTTTGCAGGTCAACATTTCGAACCCTGAAAACAGCCCCGCTCGGAAGTTCCAACAATCTGATATTTAGGTTACGCTTCGACCAATCCTTCGGAGTCGTCACCCTTTTCTTTGATGTTGCCATTTCTCACTCCTCCAATTTCGCTCTGTAAGCGATTATTTTTTCAAAGACGATACATGAATCGTCTCCTACCGAGAAAGCGCAAATGCGCCCAGTAAATGGGGCAAATTTCATCACGATGATGTTGCGCTCTCATCACCCAGCAGATACAACTGCTTGCCGGGGTCTTTCGTTTCATCACGTTTGGCATCCCACGTCACCGGGATATATCTGACGCCGTCCTTCGTGAAGGCAAGCTCCGGATGGGTTGTGGGAATACACTTGAAAATCGTGATTTTCAGGTTGTTGTCGGTAGCAAGCGTTGCCGAACCGTCAATCAACGGGGTGATGACAAGCTCAACATAGTCATTGTCATTGTCGATTTGACCGCCGCCGACCTCAACTTTTTTCTTATTCGGGTCCGTTCCATCGGTAGTCAACGTACTGCCCGGAATCGCCTTCGCCAAGTTGTCAAGCGTGTACTCGGCAAGATTGGTCGTGACCTGTACCTCCTCCTGCACAATGAAATGCCTCACCGGCATAGAGGACTGGTCAACGAAAACCTTCTGAACAGTGACGGTAGGAGTAAACGTGATGCCCCCATCCGTCGCCCCTATATCAGAGCCGTTGACGGTAAGCTGAGCGGCACTCATTTGAATGCTGCCGGGAGTGATAGTTGCGTTAGCCATGATTGAACCTCCTCTTGATTATGAGATTTTCTGTTTTAGAAAATCCGTCAATGCCTTCTTCAAAATGTCAAGGGCATCGTCCTTCTTGTCCTGCGCCGCTGGGAGAAGGAACGCTCTCGGTTTCATCTTGGACGTTCCAAGCTCGACATACACAGCGTAATATTGCTTGGACCTGATTGTGACCTCCGGACCATCCTTCCCCTTTTTCGGTGCATCCGAAATCGTTCTCGCCCTCAACATCCCGGTTCTAACGTAACCCCTCTCCGGGGTGTTGTATATTTTTTCCTGTAAAATGTCTTTTGCTCGTGCTTCAACCTCCTTTCCGATTCTCGCCAAAGCCTGCAAAATGATTTCATCGCTATCTATGTCGTCAAAATAGCGTTTGAATGTCGTCAGCAGGCCGTCCAAACCTTCGATTTTCAACTCAAGAACTTGTTGCATCAATCCACTCTCGAACAAATGACGTTATAGGTTACGAAATACTGTGCCAACTTCGTTACCGGGTCGTCAACACGCTGCTTGCCGGTGTTTCTCAACATGGTGTGGCAAAATACATCATCATTTAACTGCTTCGGACCAAGCTGGTGGAGCTCATCATCCACACGAAGCATGAGCTTTTTTGCTATCTCTGGATGCTCTGCCCTGGTCCAAACCTGAATCATGACGTTGTCCAATCTCAAATACACGTTCCCGGACCCCCCTACCTCCCGCACCATCAGACACGTCTTTGGAGCATCGGGATTGAACTCGTACAGATACACCTTGATTGTTGAGCCTGAATAACCGACTATCCGTTGATTGACTTCATCAGTCATCAAATAATCACGGACAGCGGACTCAACATCCACCATTGTATTTGCGCCACTCATCAGTCAAGCTTCCTGAAAACGACAACAAACGTAAGACCCGGGACATCAGGAGCAGTCCCATTACAAACGTACTCAGCTTGGATTTGTTCGCTACTCGTGATGTTTGCATACGTCTCATTGATGTCCCCCATGTCATAGAATCTACCAGCAGTCAAATCGGACTCGGTCGTAGGTCCGTTTGCATAGGCATCCGTCAAGATGTTCCCGGAACCGTCTTTGATGAGAATTTGAGTATAATTCGTGTCATCATCGGCGGCAAGTGTTTGATTCACCCCGTAATAGATTTTCTCGATTTTCACTGTACCAACGGGTTTGAATATCGGCGATTTCTTCGCTCCACCATCGGCATCGACTATCGTGCCGACATTGGCAACGTGAAAATAGTACTGGTCGGGAGGAACGTAGGAATCCCCCGGTTTGATGATTCCATCGACATCAATCACCAACACGGTCTCACCGTTACGTCTGATTCTCAAATGGTCTCTTTGCACGTGGTCCGATTCGAGAAATCCATCAGTTCCGGCACCCCCATTGATGACACGTATAACATTGTCCGTTGCAGTGCCACTTTCCGATTCGGGAATGTTGATTTCAAACGTCACCGCAACCGTAACACCCGACAGAGTCATCCCCGTTCCGGATTTAGTCAGTTGCAAATACAGCGATGTCCCGGCACCAAGCGAACCCAGCGAACTCGAAATGTTGCTGAAAGCACGAGGAACGTGTTTCGTAAATCCGGTGGAATTGGTGGTCATAGCATCAGCGATT